TTATCGGCACATATTCATGATGTACCTTGAATTGTATCCACCGTTGCCAACTGAAGCAGAAACAGCGTGCATGGTTGCGGTATCGATGAAGGATATGAATGGCGCAGAAGCTGTGGCTTCACCAGGAATGGTTTCGACTGTTAGCCATCCACAAACCATTACCTTGCTGCTGCGCGCATTTGAGCCGATCCTAATGTTGCTGAATTTCACAGTGTCCGGAACACCAAGTCGATCTACCATAAGATATTTGGCGGCCATCAGGTAATCACGAGCTGTTGCGCCGTTATCGCCTGCCATCGCTGGCATGGCATAGATAATTGACAAAATTCCAACAGCAAAAATTTTAAGCATATTCATAGAACGCTCCATAATTGAAAAACGCTCCCATCATACACAACCTCGGAATAAAAAATAAGGGGCGGAATTTCCGCCCCTTTGTATGTCTATGCGGCAAGTTTTAACCGCTCTATCGCCTCTCCTGCCGAGGCGCACCGTGGCCGATCATCAATCAGCTTTCCGCTGGCCTTGGCATCGATGAGGATGGCCATGCATGCACGAACATGCGCAAGGTGAGATGCCCCGCTCTCTGAATCGATGTCCTCCCCGGAGAACCACTGCAGCAAATGGCGGATGGCCGCGCTATAGTAGGTCGTGGCGTCAACCGGATCATCTTGCCAGTTATAGGCACCGTACTTTGCGGCACCCAGTGCCATGACGGCGCTCTCCTCAATGATTGCCGCTGGCGGAATGAATTGAGCTGACGGCTTTTTTACACCAAAAGCTCGCTTCGGGTTGGTGGACGGAAGCTTTCCTATGGCTTTGCCAAGCTCTTGCAGATCTGCCGGAACATTGTCATTGGCGTGCGGAACGCTCGTCATGTCGCCGGATGGCGTGAAGGCCGGAACGTGATATTCAGTCATACTGTCTCCTCGAGTTGCTTTTTGACCTTTGGCTCGACAACCGGCCGGAATCGATCAGCGCGGAAAGGCATGTCGTCATAGCCGAATCCGTCGTTGTCGTTGTCGGCGCCGCGGTCGATCTCGGCGAGCTTCACGCCGAAGAATGTGCCATCGACGTAGTGGGTGAATGTGCCTGCCCAGCGCACCGTATAGATATCGCCTTCGCGGATAAGCTGATCAGTGCTGATGCCTGGGAACTTGTCGTTGGTGCAGACTATCTTGTCGCCTGGCTTCATGCCTGCACCTCTAATTCCGAGCGGCCGGCGTCCGTGATCGAGAAGAACTGGCGACGGCCGGAGCCGCCCCGTGTGGCCGCAACAAGCCCAAGCGGAACAAGCTTTCGCAATAGAGCAGTTGTGCGCTCACCAAGGAACATCGTTGCGAAGTTAGCGTGATCTGGAAACTCCTCGTGCCTTCGCTGTAGGACAGCAAGGGCTTTGCGTTGACTATGCGTAATGGTCACGCCGCTGCCCTCCTGTCGTTGCGCCGGATGGCGCGGTGCGCAGCCACGAACTGATCCCAGAACAGACTGACGGCAACATCACTTGCCGCCCTCGCCTGATCGAACGCCAAGGAAAACGCCTTGGCGAGAGGGCGCGTATCGTGGCCACGCCGGTAAAGCTCTCCGATCGTCCAGTTCACGCTGCTGCCGCCCTCTGATTCGTCAGCGCTTCGAATGTTGCCAGGAACTCTTCCTCAGCCTCCTGCGGAGACCAACAGCCAATCTTCACGCCAAGCGGGTTGTCGAACCGCGCATGCCACGCCATCGGCCGCATGTTGATGAACTCGTCGCCAATGATGCGATTGTCGGCCTCGTGGACCTCAGCAGGAAGATCGCGCGACAGGCCGAAACGATCGGCGACAGCGTGCCAATTGAGCTCCTCGATCTGCTTGTAGTTCGCCAGATGCGGCTTGAGCGGACGCGGTACGTCGACGCAATACGCCTCCGGCGCGTCGTGCAGCAGACCGTGCAGCGCCATGAGAGGCCCGTATTTGGGCAACAGCCACCGGGCGATAAGGACGCTGTGCTCGGCGACGCTGTAATGGAGAATGCAGTGGCCGGCATAGCGGCACTGCAGGCTCAGCGAATGCGCGATGTCCTCAATGAAGACTTCGGCCGGTCGCGGATCACAAGGCCAGTATTGCCGCCCGGAATAGACTTGCATGAAGTCGCCTTCGCGGCGATCGAGGCCGATATAATGGCCAACGGTGAAGCCGGCAGATGCGCCGCTCTCGTCTTGCGGAACGTTGTCGTTGGCCGGCACATATTTCGTGGCCGGGATAGTCTGAGCGCCCAGGCCTGGCACCATGACGTAGTCGTTATACTGTTTTTGCGGAGACGTTATAACTCCGTCTTCATCGGGAATTCTCCCGCCAAATAGAACCATGTCATTCTCCTCTTCGTGGTGATCGCCGCCGATTGGTGGTCGGCGGCGTGGTGGTTGGTTAGTTGTCATTTGCGGCAAGCGGCATGCGCTCAAAAACCAGAAGTTTCCTCGCCTTCGTTATCCCGCACTTGCGCCAGCCAGCCATAACGAACCAGAAGCCTGGATTGCTGCTAGCCACTTTGGTCGCGCTGACGTAGGTATAGTGACGCTGACCTGGCCACCTGTGATCCGCAAGGCGATCGGCTTCACGAATGAGATCACTGGACAAGCCAGCCCCCTCATTCCGGAACACGGCACAGTTGATGCCGTGTTGCCCGCTTGCATCAATGAATTTTCGCCAGATGAACAGAGCCTTCGCACAATGAGTGAGAAGGACCATCTTCTCGCCAGGCCCGACATAAAGTTTTGGTTGACGCCCATCCTTGTAGAAGTACCGACTGTAGTGCCGATCAAAGATCGATTTTCCTGTCGGATTGCCGTCCTTCACCTCGATCCAGACGCCACCGAAATCAAATGACGTTTGTTCCGCCATCAAAAATCAAAATGCGGCTTTCCTTCCTTGGCCGTCCACTCCAAGTGAAGCCATCCAGCGGGGATGTAGTGGCTCGTTCCTGCTGAATCGAATAGGCGGTGACCGCCGGAGGCGCTGACATTCAGTTTCATCGGCTCGACGATTGTGAATGATCGGTCAGCGAAGTGATACGTGCGCGACTGTTCACTGCTGATGTCTTTGAACTCAAGTCCCGAGTTGTTGCGGAATTCCATGTTTTCTCCTTTTCTGTTGCTCATGCTGCCGCCCTCTCCTGCTCTGCTGGCACATTGTCGTTTGCGGCGTCCATCATCGCGACGCGCACACGGCTGACCTCGCCATATTCTCGGTGATAGGTGATCGACTGCATGGACCGTCCAGACAGGAAGCCAGAGCCGAAATGCCATGCATCCTGCGGCGTCGGCGTTTGATGGCTTTCAGCGATGACGCCGCCGCCCTCTGAAGCGATCTTACTAGTGTGGTGGATGTGGAAGCCATGGATATAGCGGAAGCGCGTAGCGCCCCAATCTGCTGCGCGTCGATGAGCCATGATGCTGGCCATGTCCTTCAGCTTGACGGTATGGCCATGCGTGGCACCCAGAAGGACCGAACCGAACCGAAACCAGAAGAATAGGGACGGATCGACGTCTACCGTGACGCGCGGCTCGTTGCGATACCAAGCCAGCAGGAAGTAAGCGATACCGACAGAGGCATGCTCATCATGGTTGCCGGGCAGAATTCTAACTGTGACGTGCCCGTGTCTTCGAAGGTTGGCGTCGATCGTGCGCACGACGAGCCGACATGCCGTCATAAGGACTTTTTGATATCGTCCATCGACCTGGAGCGCATTCCCCGAGCGAGACGTCTTGTTTTCGTTCGTGTCACTGTGCAGCATGTCGCCACCGCCCAAGACAATTGCCTCAGCGCTCGGTGGAGTGCGCGCAACAAGATCCTCGACAGCATCGCCAATGACGCGTTCGGCGATCTTGAGATCCCAATTGGTTTCAGTTTCTCGATGCCATGCGAAAAGGCCGATATGCCAATCAGCGAGAGGCGTAAGCGTGAGCAATGACGTCGCTGGCGCGATGACAAGCGGCACTGGTGCGACCGGCTGGACGTCAACAAATGCTTGCTTCAGGATCGAAGCAACGTCCTGTGGCGCATACTCGTTGCGCGTCTTCACCCACTGCTGAATTGTCCGACCTTCGGCGTCGACGAGAGCGGAAACGCCTTTCACCGTATGCCCTGCCGGCACTTCAAATTCGGTGCCGTGCTCTGGTTTTTGCTGAACGAACTCTCCCTTCAGCTCGCCGTTGCGATATACAGCTGTCGTTCTGCTTATCTTGAATCCAGGCAATACCGCCTCAGTACCAAGCATGCCACGCTCGGCTGCTATCTTCAGCCGGCCGTCAAAGGTGTTTCTTGGCCACCCGAGCGCCTTAGCACCATCTGTTTTCGTGCCGTGTTCGCGAAATGCCTCGGCCGCCTGTCTGGCAAGTTCGTCGCTTAGAGGAGGTGTTGGCAAATCGTGATGTCTCCGGAATGTTGAACGTCGATCGGCATGAAGAGCACGCCCGCGAACAGGATTGCGGCAAGGGTCAAAACAATAAGCGCCGCATTTTTATAGAAGTGCATGTGGTCTCCTCAGTTGTGGTGAACATGAGGCTATGGCGGCGCTTGGTTGGCAATTGCCAGTGTGGATCACCATAGTTCAAATTGACAATTTTGTCAAGATGGTCAAAAAGAAAAGCCCCTACCCGGCGAAGGATAGGGGCTGTGCTTAGCTCGAGCGCGAGCGTGCCGGCTTATTCTGGTTTTCGACGATGCGGTCGACGCGGAGCGTCATGTTCTCGACGGCGGTCTTCACGCCGCTGATGGCGCCCATGATCTGCTCGGTCGTTTCTTTGAGGCTATCCTTGGCAACGTATCTCTCTGCCGTGTACAACTTGTGGGCGGCGAGATCTTCTTTTGATTCCTGAAGATCGGCGCGCAGTTCGTCGATTTTTTCGGTTGCTTCGGTTTTCACCTTCTCGACTTTGCCGTCGATCTTCCACCAGACGCCCCAGCCCGCGCCGGAAACGGCCAGGAAGAACATCACCCACTTTATGATGTCCTCAGACGTCATTTTTGCCCTGCCAGTCTACTATCGCGGTCGGTGTAAAAATCCCGCAGCGCGGCGTGCCGGCGCCTGCAGTCGATCAGGGACTGCCTGTCCTTGATCCAAAAAGTTTCCGTCTGCTCCTGCGTCAGTGCGCCAGAGCCGATATCGACGGGGTTATTGCAATCCTTCGTCAGCGTCGAATCCGGTTTCGCCAGTTGCGGCGCCGGAGGCGGACTAACGTACCTTGTTGATGCGCTGCACGCCGGAAGCGCCAATAGCAGGCTTATCAGCGTCAGGGTCTTGATGAGCTTCACGCTGGAGCTCCTCTATTTGGGTTTGAAGTGCGTCAGCGTCGGCCTGCATCTGCGCGATGCGTTGGGCTTCTGCCTGCTTGGCGGCGTTGTTTGCGGCATCCTGGCGCTCGATCTCGTTGGCGCGAGCTGTGGCGGCGTCAGCCTTCATCTGCTCGATCTGAGCAGTATAGGCCGCTTCGGCTCGCTGATAGCCGCGGTGATCTGCGACGAAATAGACGCCTGCAAGCGCCAGGATCGTCACGAGGGCGCCGGCAATCCAGCGCCCAAGGCTTGTGCCCAAAAAAGCAATCATGCTGCCGGTACCGTATTGTCAGGAGCGATAGGCTGTTTCGCTTTGTTCTTGTCGTCCGCAATGGAACCGAAGACGTAAGAGGCAAAGATCAGACCGATGAGACCATTCAAGTTGATGAAGGCGGTATCGAGCAGCGGATTGGTCTGGACATGGAACATGGCCCAGCCGGTAATCGCGCTCATGGCGAGGCCGGACCAGATCAGGGCGATGAAAATGATTCGACGGCGAGCCGCCCAATCACCTGACGCCTTGTGATCCATGAAGAATTTGGAGATCATGCCGGCCTTATCCATCAGCTAGCTCCTTTGATGGCCTCGAGGAATTTGGTCGCATAGCCGGCGATATCGATTGCCCGATCTGTGCCGTTGATAATCCGGCGTGCGCCGGCCCAATCGGAACCGGTGACACTGAAGTAATCGGCAAGCTTCTTGCCCGTGAATTGGCCGTTGATCATGCCATCAAATAAGATCTCGACAGCCTTGGAAGGATCGAGCGCCTGATCAGGATTATCGGCGATGCCATACTTGGCGTAGTTATCGTGACCAGTGATCTGCACTAGACCGCGGCCGCGATATTTCCAGCCATCGCCGCTTGCCTCGTTGCCGTTGCCCATGCGGTTCGCATAGGCGCGATTGGCGATCTTCTGCGGCTGTCGAGCATAAGCGACGGCTTGATAGGCGGTGAAATATTTCGGGAACGTGGCGCGGAGGCCTGAAGCCGAGTAGTTGAGGTTTTCCGAGATCGGACACATGGTGTTGTCCGCCTCATGGAAAACGGTAGCCAGCATGTAGGCCAGCCATCGTGTGTCGAACTGCTTGGTCTGCCAGGCATCGAGGATGGCCTCCATGCCGTTGACCTGGTTCGTCGACAGGCGCCCGCCGAACAACGACGTGCGCACCGCCGCGAAGAATTTCGCGTGGTCCATGATTTTTCCTTGTAAATAGAATGCCAGGGTGAAGGAGCGGTGTTGTTCTGTTTTGTTTTTGGAGCCAAGACTGCTATGCCAATACATCACGGCAAAAACGTCTATTCACCGAGATTAACTTTGCAGACGAGTATCTCTAGATCATCGCGGCTATCTGGCCTGGACCTGCTTCGCTTCTTTGCGGCTTTTTCCGTGATGAATTTTCATCTTGGCTTTTGGTCATGGGTCGCGCCGAAATCCACCGCTGCCTTGATTATCAACGGCGCGGTTGCCTATCCAGAACTCACGCCTTTCGCTTGGTGGGGCCGGTTTGGTGTCGACATCTTCTTTGTGATTTCCGGATTTGTAATCGCGTACTCAGCGAATAGAGCCACGCCTGCATCGTTTGCGTCGGGCCGCGCGCTGCGCCTCTTCCCTGGGGCTATCATTTGTGCAAGCCTGACGTTCATAGTCGCTGCGGCAATCGAATATGCGCCGATTTCCGACTTGTTCGCATCCTACTTGCGATCGATATCCCTGATGCTTTTCGGGCCATGGATAGATGGCGTCTACTGGACCTTAGGTATCGAAATTGTCTTCTACGCGATGGTATTTGCGCTGCTCGTCGCCAATTGGCTCAAGCATATCGAATGGTTGGCATTGGCCCTGTGCACGCTCACGCTGTTGCGCTACGGGTTCCCAACATTCCTTTCCCAGCCCGACCCTTTTTTCACTCACGGCATCACAGATAGATGGGCCGATCTTTTGATGCTGCACCACGGTGCCGCGTTCGCCGTTGGCATTATGATCTTTGCCGGCGAAATCAAAGGGTGGTCGATATCCAGAGCTTTAATCTTGCTGATTTCGGTCCTGACGGGTTTTATGGCCATATACAACAATGCGGCATGGATGCTCGGAGAACTAGCTATCGATCAGCCCGCATCGGTGGCGGCTCTGATCTGGCTGGCATCCATTGGCTGGATATTTTTTTCGATACGCATGCAAAGACGAATTGATCAGGTATTCAGCCCTAAGGTCATATCAGCTATCAGTCGCCTCGGCCTTGCGACGTATCCCCTATATTTGGTCCATGATCTGGTTGGGGCGACATTGCTTGGCATCATGGTCAAATTTGGAATATCAAGATACGCGGCTCTCATCGCGACGGAAGTTTTACTGATCGCAGCCTGCATGACGATAATCCTCGCAGCAGAAGAACGGTTGAGGCAAGCAATTCGCCTTATCTCCACCCGTTTTACGGAGGTCAGGCTCCGCTAATTCCCCTTTATCCCAACCTGCCAGCCAAACCAGAATGTATTTACTGCGGCAGGAGCGATTGTCACGGTGAACGCCGTCGCTGAAACGCCAGAAGTCCAATATCTGGCACCATTCGTGTCACCAGTGGGCTTAATGATGAAATCTTCCTTGGCCGGAGCGAAGGAAAGACCGTGTTGGATCGTAACGCTTGAATTGCCTGTCGCGATCGATGATGCACCCTTGGCTTTCGTGACGACCCCCGGACAGTTGTCAATGACGATGCCAGGAGAGCCGCAATCGCAGACGGGCGAACTCAGATTTCCGGCAACGTTCATGCCGGACAACAATACGCCGCTGGTAGCTGCCGCAACATAGACGCCATAGCGCTGAGAAGGAGCAAACCCTCCAGCATATCCGCTCATCCCGCCGATCGCTCGAAATCCCTGGACGCCTGCATCGAGGAACACACCGCTGCTGATGCTATTGGGATTCGAAACCGTATGTTGGCCGTTCGAAATGGCCTTGAAGCCGATAAGCTCGATATTCCGACAGTAGGTGGCATAAAAGCCATGAGATCGGTTTATGACGCCGGCACATCCAATAAAGCTGATTGCATCGATAAGTGTGGAATCCGTTGACGATCCCGCAATCGTTATCCCTGTTCTGTTCTGTGAGTTGTTGAACGAACATGATGCATAAGTGAATTCTACAATGAAAGCGCCAATGGCAACCGTCATCATCAGGGCATCATTCACTGACGTATCAAAAAAGACGTGGCTGATATAGCCGCCCTTGACTCGACGTCCCGCCTGATCCGGGGCGACACGCATCCCCGTATCCTTGCCAAGGGCTTCGCCGCCTACCCAGATCAGACCACCACAATTTCGGACGCAGAGGCCATTCCCGGTTCCCCCTCCGCTGAGGTGGCAATTGTAAAGAAAGACGCCTTGTAGATCGCCGGTACCGTTCGCCCCGAGCAAGCAACCATTTGCGCTGCTACTGATGCAAAGGCAGTGATGCAAGATGGCGCTATAGGAGATCTGTCCGTTTTCGAACTCGAACCCTGTGGCGTGCTTGTCGATGATTTTTACGTCGCGAGCCATGAACCAATAGTGATTCTGGACATGGACGCCACGATTGATGGTGGCTTTCGGGATTATACTGAGATTGAAAATGCCGTTATATTGCATCACCTTCGCCGGATCGCCGGAATAGAAGGTGATCGCATCGCCTGCGGTTCCGTCCGGCAGCAACTGTGTCGCGTCCATCCCTTGGCCGCGAAACTTCACGTAGTTGTTTGAGACAGTTATGGAAGAAAAGCTATATTGCCTATTCCGGAAGACGACATAGCCGCCTCCCCATTTGCCACAAAGAGTGGCAGCAGCCTGAATCGCGTCTGTATCTTCATAGCCGATCTTGCCTTTTGCTCCAAAGAAATGGACATCGAACGTCCATTCGATCCTCTTGAAACCACCTGATGCCCCTGTAGGATCAGCCGACATCGGGATCATAAAAGCCTGTGTTGCGTCGTCAGTGACTTGGCTCGATATGTCTTCCGATGTCGCGCAAAAGGTTCCCGTCAGATCACTGGCGTCGTAAAGAACCGCCCCACCATTGGTGGACAAATCAAGGGCACCGATGGATGCGCGGTCCAGGGCGGCCAAAACGCTCAGCAATGACATTTTTATCTCACTCTGCGAGCATAAATGCCGCCGTACGCCGACATTGTCGAGGTGCCGAAAGTTGCTTGCGTGACCAGATAAACCGGTGTTGTAGACGAGACTGAGATACGGGTCCTGCCGACCGGCATGGAAATGGCAGGCGTCACGATTGATGCCATTTGGAGAATTGAATATGCGCCGCCTGCTGGCAAAGTCGGTAGAGTGGCTGAGGTGGTCGAGATTGCCCCTCGAACAATAGTCACCGTCGTTCCGGAGCCATATGTATACGCCACACTCCCCCAGACGTCCCAATCACCGGCCGTCAGATTGATAGAGGTAATATTTGCCGTAGTGCCAGTGGTTAATGCAACAGCGCTACCAAGCGGGATTTCGGACGGTTGATATTCCCCGACGCTGCCAGCATTGGCGTTGTCGTTTGTCGTCGTGCCGACGATTCCAGCCGTAGAGGACGGAGTGATCGTGCTCGTCGCCGTCACGGTCGTAAAACGGCCGGTCGAGGCGGTTGTCGCGCCAACTGTGGTTCCATCCACCGAACCGCCCGTGACGGCAACCGCAGAGGAAGCCTGAGTGGCGATAGAACCAAGTCCAAGGCCAGTACGCGCCGTTGCTTGCGTATTGCCACCCGTGCCACCTTGAGCAACTGAAAGAGCCGTGGATAAGGCAGAGAGAGACGTAATGTCACTGTTTGCGCCAGAGGCGGCAGCACCGAGACCGCTTCGCGCAGTTGCCTGGGTTGTACCGCCGGTACCGCCGGAGCCAACGGGCAGAGGCTGCGAAAGTGTTACGACACCACTGGCGCGGTTAATAGCAAGCGGGCTATCAATCCCGGTTCCGGCATCGTTAAATCGTCCAATTACAAAATTGGACCCAGCATTTGAACCTGTTTCTGAAGAGTTGTCTCCAAGCAAGATTTGCCAACGAAGAAGACTGCTTTTTTGCCCACGCAAAATACTTGATGAGCCATTGACAGAGTTCAAATAAAATTGGGCATCGCCTCCAGTGTTCGTAATCGTCTGATTGCCAGACCACGTATTCGCCGCATTCAGCAGCGGAATCGTAGCTCCGCTCGTCCCGGTATTTTGAGTTGCGGCGGTGCCGAGGCCGAGATTGGTCCGCGCTCCAGAGGCTGTGGAAGAACCGGTGCCGCCATCAGTGACGGCGAGATCAGTGATGCCAGTGATCGTCCCACCGGTGATCGAGACTCCGGTCGAATTCTGAAAGGCCATGGAGCCAACAGCTTGGCGTCCAGCCAGTCCATTAACGTCGTGCCCGATGACATAAGAAAGACTTCGGGAAGGAAGGTTATTGATCGAGACCGAGGTCGATTGCGCCTGCGCACCAAAAGCGATGGCGCACGCAAAGAAAACACCGAGAATCAGTCGGTTCAGTTTCATCATCTCTTCCTATTTTTTAATTATTAGCCGGCCACGTCGCGGCATCGATCTCTGCAGTGGTTGTGATCGTTCCAGCGTTGATAGCAGCGTCTACGGTTCCCTCTGCCGCAAAACACGCCTGCACATGCGCAGCAACTGCGTTGGCGATCACCACCATCTGAGACGCCGTCAGCTGGACGAATCCGTTCGGCGTCTTGAAGTTCACCGTAGCATCCGGATTTTCCTTCACATAGTTATAGGCACCGGTAATGAGAGACTGACTCGCCCGATCGGTGGCGATATGTGAGCCATCAACTGCAATGCCGCCAGTTTCGACGGCAAACCGCTTTGCGGCAGCATATGCAGTCAGATCATCAGTGGTGACGGTCGGCGCAACTGGTGCGCTGAAGGACTTGCCGTCATAGACATATCCTTGCTGCACAATAGATGGGCAGGAGATAAAAGATGCCGCAATGTCGGCATGATAGCATTCGGAGATATCTAGCCCATCGGAGATCGTAACGATTTCCACGACGGTTCCTTCAACCACCCGAGCAAAAGTCTGTGTCATGGAAAGTCCTCAATATAGCAGGATAACAATGCCGGGCGCACCATCGCCGCCCTTTTTATTGGAAGCCCAACCGTTGTAGTAGTTGGAGGCACCTCCACTTCCAGGTGATGCGCCGTTTTGAATTGTGCTTGAAACTGTTGAAGGCCGGCCACCGCCGCCTTGGCTGCTAACGCCGCCTACGCCGCCATAGGAATTCAAATTAGTCGCGCCGGAACCGTCAGTTCCCGCGCCGCCATTTTGATTAATCTGCCCACCAACGCCGGTACCACCAGCGCCACCAGAACAATCAGAACCGGAGCCACCGGCACCGCCCGTCGCAGACATAAAGGCGCCAATACTTGACGTTGATCCAGTAGATCCGTTTGCGCCGTCCGAACTAGGTGCATTGGCGCTGGGAGCACCACCTACCCCGGCGGCTCCAACAATAATTGTTATGATTTGACCGGGCGTTACATTGATCCATCCCAATGCTGTTCCAGCAGCACCACCGCCGCCACCTGCCTTTGCAGAGGCATCAGATCGTTGCCCCTGGCCTGCGGCACCACCACCTGCACCGACGCAGATGCAATATATTTTGTAGACGCCCGCTGGAACGACGAATGTATAGGTGCCGGCAGTCGAATAAGATGTGATATTGCGCCCCGGCAGGAAGCTCGTGCTAAGACCGACGATTTGGAAATTTGTGCCGTCAAAAGCGAACCAGACGAGAGCGCCCGCCTGAAGATCGGCCGACTGCAATGGCGAACCATCAGCGCGGGTAATCGCGGTGATGCCAAGGCCGTTGAGATTTAAAGTCGCTGCTCCAGTATTCGTAGAGCCGATCTTTAGCCAAAATCTCATGCCGGTGACGAGCGCCGGAGGAACCGGATTCAACGTCGCAGTCAAAGCATTGGCTGAGCCACCCGCAACGGCGAAACTTATGACGCCGCCCTGAATTGCCTTTGCAACCTGTGACAGATCGCTATTGCTCGGCGTCAGTCCGGCCGCCGTTATCAGGCCGATCAGTTCACGCTGCGGCTGCTCCATCGCGCCTGCGGGGATAATAGATCCCTGGATACCGGAAGACGGGTTGCCATTAACGTAGGATGCATCCGGATTGGACGGCTGGTCATATGGTTGATTATACAGCATTAAATGGATGCCCAATAAAAAAGGCCCCCGAAGGAGCCTTTAGATGGAGGAGTGGAGTGAATAAGCGTCCAGCCAGAATGGCGACGCCCTACAGTCCGGTCAGATAGACGCCGTTACTGTCGGTCAGAAAATTTCCTGAACTGTCAGTGAGGAACGCAGCTGCCAGAAGAGAGTAGTCAAACGAAACGTCGGTTTGCGCCGGCTTCCATCGCCGGATGACGCACTCAAGGTCTGTGGCAAGCGCAATGGTCACCATGTGGTCAACGCCGACCTCGCCGCCACCCGTACCGGTTCTGAACCATGTCTCGCGGTTGTTTGTGAGGTGGACTGTCCATTGATATCGAATATCAGGGTATCCGATCACCCATCGATAATCGTTCGAATACGGGTCAGTTCGTGTGTCACCGCACCGGCTAATGCCGGCCATGTATGGGGAATATTCCTGAATCCATACGGTATATCCCAACCCCCGAGCCACACCCACAAAGTAAGGTATCGACTGGCCACCCTCGGAAGTCATTTTTTGGACGAGGGCAACTCTCCGGTCGGAAACCGTTACCGCCTCAGCAACGCATGGATCTGGAAGACCCCATGCCGCTTCCCATGAATCAAGCATTTCCGACGTTACGCGCGGATCGCTCTCGACTTCCAATAGGTCGGCTGCCCTGCCATCAGCATAGGCCCAATTGCTGGCAAGTCCGCTCAGAACTTTCATCAGCATGGCGTCAGGATCGCGCGGCCATGCTGGGCCGGTAGGCAGGTTATCTGCCATCGCCTGCTGATAGTCGGACTGGCTGCGCCTGACGTGCGTATCAGCCACGGTCACATCAGGCATAGGTTATGGTCCCCAGCACCGCCATGCACCCGTTGTTCGGCATAACCTGATCGGTCATGGTCAAGGTGAAACTATCCACCCCTGAGGCGCCAAGGATCGCGTCGGATACCCAGGCGGCATAGATGGTCTGCGCCGGCTGCGAAACACCGTTAGAGGCGTAGGCTGGTTTTGCTCGATCAGTCAGCATGGCCGTAACCGCGTTTGCGATCGCAGCCCTCGTCGAAACGCTATCCTGCTCCAGGTTCGTGATGGTGAAGCCAATGGGATAGAGCGTCGGCGCCAAGACGAAGAGATCCTTTGTCGTAACCGGCCGCACCGTATTCAGATAAGCCGTGACAGTCGCGATGTCGTCCGACGTCGGTAGTCCGCTGTTCGACGAACGCAAGTCGTCCATCATAAAGCGCACAGTGACAGTGCCGTCGCCCATCTCGAGCGGCGAGCACCATGCGCGCGTGACGCCTGGAACTTCAAGCGTCCAGGCCACATAGTCATCAGCATCGCCGCCCTGTGGAGGCTTCTGGATGCGATCGAGCACGCGATTTCTCAGCGAGCTATCGCTTTCCGCATCTGTTCCGCCGGCGAGAGAAACCACCGTCGCCGTACCGTCGACGCCCGAAAGCGCCGTGGTGATCGACAGTGATGTTCCTGCCTCAAGGTTGCCATTTGCGCCAGCTGTCTGGGCCTCGATGTTTCCGGTGGTAGCGCCAGAGCCGAGCGTAATGTCGGCTGTAGTCTCGAAAGTAATGGCGCCGTTGCTGAGTTCAGTTCCAGCCGAAATCACCGTTCCAGCCGTGCCTGTAAACGTTGCCGTGCCGCTGGAATACGTTGCCTGTTTGCGTCCGTTCGTCAACCAGATCGCGGCATGACGATCAAGCCATTCGTTTTCTGCAGTATCCGGCAAGAGCTGCTTTGCGAGCCAATCCAGATACTGCAGCGTCAGATGTGTCATGCCAGAGTTGCCGTCCGTCATGATCCGGAGCGGGCTATTCGGAATGATCGAGCCGAGCTTTGTGGCGGAAATCATTTGGTCGCGACCGCGCTTGCGCAGCGTCGCTAGATCAGGGGTAGACCAAGTCAAGATATGTCATCCCATAAATCTTGGAATTGCAAAGAGACTAAGGACTTATTGCCCCTATACAGCACGATCGAAGCAGATATGCTTGTGTCGTTATATCGCTGTACATCCACTTCCAATTTCGTTGCTATTTTTTGATCGAGAAATGGTTGAAGACACTCAATAAGATATGTCTTTGCTCTCGCCACTGTGGCGCCGTACTTATAATTTTCGTCGGTGATCTTGGCTCGGTTCAAGAGCCAGAGGCGGCTGCCGACCGACCAACCTGCCCAGATCTCTTCAGCGTCGGTATCTCCCCACCAACCGCGCAAGTCCGTGTCACCGTCAACCGGCAACTCGTCATCGGCGTTGGCGCGTCGATCAGTGCCAATCGCCATCAGGACGGCAGAAATGAGATCGTGAGTACTGTCGAGCGTGTTCTGATCGGTGGTCAACCAGTCGAGCGAAATGGCTTCGGTGCTCTGGCCCGGCGCAATGCGAATATTGCTCAAGCCGGAACCCCCGTATTGCTTGCGCCAGACGTGACGCCGGTGTGAACGTGATCAACACCGATATTCTTGCCGTCGTGGGTGATCGTACCGCCCTCGATAGCCACGCCGCCCGGAGAAATCGTCATGGAGACGCCGCCGGCCGTGATCGTGAGCGGATTCCCGGCAGTGTTGATATTGATGCCACTGGTAGTGAAATGGATCTCGGCGCCGTTGTAATGATAGAGTGTTACATCGCCTGCGGCGCGTCCCTTAGGGCGGCTACGGCGGTCACCGTAGGCTAGGACGACTGGGTGCGATCTGCTACCGCCCACAAAGCCAATGATGGCCTCCGCACTGCCGTCGTTGCCGCTGTCCGCCGGGACTGCGGTCAGACCATAGCTTTCGAAATGCTCGACATCGGAAAGGCTTTCATCCTGGAGGCCCATAATATTGAGCGTGCGCAATTTACCGCCATCCTTGACGGACTTGATGCTTCCGCGTGCAATTGTCATGAATGTCTCGCATGTGGGTTAGAAGATGACTTCTTGACCCTTGGGGCCATCCGTCGTCGGGGGCGTCGGCGTAACGGGAGTCGATGTTGCCTTCTGAGCGTCGGTTTGCTCGGTAGGCGTGCTTTGGACGTCGACAGGGGAGCCGATCCACTTTTGCGCGATGAGCGTGGTGCGCGTTCCGGCCTGATCCTGGGTGAAGGTCACCTCTGCGATCTTCAGATCGGACGTCTTCAGCATGAGCATGGGAGAATCGATCGAGATTTGATCGAACACTTCAGGCAAGCTGCCAGTTGACAGCAGCCACCCCTGATAGACGATGCGGACGATGACCTGTTGGCTCAAGGAAAGCAGCTGGCTATAGCCGGCGGCCTGCTTTAGGTCATCGCTGTCGGCCGGAATATCAGCCTCGACCTGCTTGTCGACGCTGTAGTTTGAACCTTTGGAATCGGCTTTGCCATAATACGCGCCGCGGTTCTGCGCCGGCGTGCTATTGTCGCTGCCGCGCTGCTGACCGGTAACTGCAACACTCGTGTCTGGCGCGTTTTGAGCAAGGCAACTCGCCGCTAGGATGTTGCGGCTTTCGACGAACTCAGCGGTTGGATTCTTGTCGGTGTTGCCACGCGCAATCAGGTTGCCGTTTTTATCGTCATGGAGCCAGATGCCACGGTATTTCGACAACCGTGATAGCAGTTTGAAAGGAGTCTCTCCGGGCTCGATATTGACGTATTTGAACGCCTTGTCCCAACCCGATGGCGGATTGAGTGCCTTCAGCATTACGCCGACCGGCCCAAGCACTTTGTTGGCGATAGCCTGGAAACTGTAATTCTTAAATTCGCCATCCTTCAGCGGGATGGATTGCTTGACTGCCTTTAAAACCTGCGACGCAAACGTCACCCGCACGGAGTGATTGTTCGCATCATAGGCAACCTGTCGCTCGTGGATGTGGCCGGAGGCGAAAAGCTGCCCAGCAAGCTTCACAGTGGCAGCATCACCAGGCTTGATCTGCAGAGACTGGCCGACAGCACCATTATCACCAACCTTCTCTGTCACGCTCAAAGTGACCAAGCGCACAACAGGATTGCTGCTCGCGGTCGCAGTTACCGAGTCCCAATCACGGAAGGTCTTCCCATTGATCGTGACTTCGCAAGTCTCTTCAATTTTGGGCAAAACGGATTACTCCGTGAGCGCCCGGATGCTTGCCGGCATGAAAGCCGGATGAACCGGGCTATTTTCATTGATGATTTCGTCGGCGCGACTGGCGTCGCCATACAGGACGTTTGCCAGGGTCAGCGACGTGCGGCGCTTGCCGAATGTGTAGGTGGCCAGCTTCGGAAGCTGACTTGCGCGCTGAGAAAGGTCATAGGCAACGGCGCCGTGCAGCGCGAGGAAGGCCTGATAAACAGTGGATTCGAGATTGTCGGCGGCGTAATCTTCGATCGCCTCCAGGTCATCGACCATGCGCGCAAGAATGGCTTCTGCTTCTGCTCGGCTCGTCAGGGTGGCATTTGATACCGCCCTACTCTCCTCCGCGATGCACATCCTCAGCAACATCTGGCGCATCGCAATGCCAGCGGCATAGCTCGGCGTCAGCGCCGATATGGTCGACCTGATGCCATAGAACTGATCTGCCGTGATGTCAGCGGCCGTTGCAGCGGTAAAGCAAGCTAGCGCTGTCGCTCCGATCGATCCTGCCTGAAGCAAGGACTTCGCATCGACCTTGAGCGTCGTGCACGCCCTATCGAGAGCAGCGCCCTCTTCCGTCGTGCCTGAAGTTAACGCTGACAGGTTGGACGCCGTGCTTTGCAGGATCGCCACGGCTTCATTCAATTCGGTGCGGGTCAAGCTGTTATCGCAGTGTCTGCGGCAGTGGCGGCAGCGCTACCCGCGCTGTCAGCCGCGCTAGAGGTTGCGGATTGCGTGTCTGCGGCAACCGGCGTGTAAGGACTGGTTCCGGCCTCGACGAGGAGAATCTCAAAGCGCGCCATACCGCCCTCTTCGCGGCTTTCTGAAACGCTATAGCCCTCGCAGACTACATTCATGATCCCCATGGTTGGGTGTATCAGCGTGCCACCGCCCTCGGTATCAAGGGCAGCGCTCAGCAGATCGCGAAATATGAAATAGTCATCGCCGATGACGTAGGCGGAAATCGAGAACTTCCGCGCGCGACGACCCATATCCTCGGTGTATGGATCATCGCGCTTGGGATATTCATGCGTTACTGCACGCCGACCGCCCGCCTTGGAACCGCCTTCCACATGGAATGGGGCACCACGAAAGGATGCCGGAAGCAGCAACTGCCTCCAGAGTGGAGAAGCCATGTTTTTTCCTTAGATGTCGGCGCGTCAGAGCGACACGGACTTGCCGCGGTCTATCTTGAGGCCCTGGAAGAGATCGCTATCACTCTGCTTCACGGTGACGGGATGGTCCTTGCTATGGACGTGAATGTCCACCTTTCCAGTCGGCGGTTTGACTGCGCCGGCCGCGCCGCCTAGACCAGAGTTGGCCGCCTCTTTTGCGAGAGACTTCCGAAGCGCGTTGGCGATTGCGGCGCGATTATTGAACTGACGCGGCCCTTGATCGAGCGGTGCTTCGTATTCCTTGATGGCGAGGCGAAGAATTTCTCTGGCGCTTCCGGCCTTCACGGCTCGATCCCAGATGCCCATTTTCTTCATTTCCCAGATCATGGCCTTGGTCTGGTCTTCCATGCCGGCATTTCTAACGTCGATGCCTGTACCCTTAAGGATGTCACGCACACGAGGCATATGCCATTGCACGGCTCCAAATGCGGTGGCTCTACCGCGAACAAAATCGCCGCGTTGGGCGCTACCATATGCGGACTCAGCGCCCATCGTTGCGCCGGCCCACGTGATCGCATTATCGCGAGACATGCCGGCCGCCATTAGGCTATCGACAATCGACTTGGCGCGCTGTGCCTTGCTGCCGGTGGGTATTGGCCCGGTCCCTGCTCCGCTTACGTCGAAGCTGCCGCCCGTCCCTCCGCCGCCGAAGGTGGCGCGGCCACCGCCGCCATAACTGCCGTCGCCGCCCCATGAGGCATTTTGGAAGCCGTCGCCGCCAGGACCGTTGCCACCACCTAGATAACTCTGGGTGAAAGCAATCATGCCGAGCTCGACGCCTTTTGCCAGGGTGGCAATGGCTTCGCTATTTCTGGCACCAGAAGCGCCGACGAATGCCTCCTGCATGCCTGGATGATATGCGGCAGGATGGTAAAGTCCGTTGCGGCCGCGAACCATTGGAGGATCTTGCGATGTCTTTTCTGATTTAGGTGCCGTACTCTGGATGGCTCTATCCAAAGGGCCACCCTTTTCGATCGTTGGGTCAATATGAAGCCAACTTGGTAGCGAAGGCGACGGTTGAACCTTATAATACTGGCCGTCTTTTGCGTCGCCTCTATTATCGGTTGCGTTGGCTTTTGCCGAACCGCTCGCCCAATCCACGATACTCTTGATGTCGGAAAACAGGTCTTCAAAATTCTTGGCTGCACCGGCCCAATCGACAGCCTCGACAGACGTAACAACGTCATGAAAGAAAGACTTCACATCGCCGACATGTGCGCCGGCAAACTCCTTGAAAGCGTCAGCCGCCGCCGTGATGTCAGGCGCCAACTCGCCGCCGACAGAATTTTTCAGATTTTCAAAGGTGGCGCTCAGATGCGATATCGCATCCTGAAACGCCTCGGCCTTCTTGGTGTCTTCCTCAGAAGGAACATAGGTATTCTTGCCGGCCTCGGCCATGCGCTTATCAAGCGACGCCTTACCATTAGCGCCGAATTCTGCAAAGTCACCGTTGCCGAAAAATAGTTCCGACAAAGTGCGTCGCGCCTGCGCATTTTTCTGCATGGCAAGATAATTCAACTCCTTCTGAACTACCTCGTCATTGGACTTCGTGTTCGCAAGATCCTCGGCAATGCCACGACCGCCTCGAAGGCCGGCAATAGCACCATAACTGCCTTGACGCAGCCGCATCGCATCTGCGTTGCGTGCAGCGAACGACAATCCAGAAGCGACGGAGTCTGGATCGATCGCAAGTCCGTCCGATACCTGCTGCATCTTCTGCAACGTTGTGACCGCAATGCCGGTCTCGTGCGAGAACTTCCTCATCCGCACTGCATTGTCGGCAAACGATCGGACGGCAGTCCCGACAGCGGTCAATGCGCCAGCCGCAGTGAAGGCACCAGCACCAAGCGCACCAAGCCCCAGGCCAGTCGTCAGGCCGCCAAATCCGTTCGTCACGGCCTTGCCAATACCCTCGGCTTCCTTGCGCAAGCTCTCCATCTGCTTGCCAACCTGCTTCATTCCGTCAGAAACCTTGACGTCCTTCAGTCGGCTAACAAGGGCTTTCAAAGGTTTGGAGAAGCCGTCGATGATTGTTGCCGGAAGTACCAAAGCCTCAGTCATCGCGCGTTCTCTCCAGGTATTTCAAGGTGTAGTCGTGCAATTCCGCCAACTCATGGTGAGGGCGTTTCAGAAAATCGAACGGGTTGACGTGGAACGTCATTGCCAGATCGATCGCCATGTTGACGGAATCGTCGGCTACACCGGCATGAAAAAAGATGTCAGGAACCACCCGAGGCTAATAAGTTCCTTGGGCTTCAGTTTTGCCACCGAAGAAGGCGGCACATCGGCAAGGCGGCTGATCATAGACGCCATGCGCTTGTCGTCGATGAGGACGCGCGGTGGATCGCTGATGGGATCGAACTGAACCGGATTCCCTACAGCAATGACGTCGGCGCCAGTCGGCTCCCGGAGCGTGAGCTCCTTCACCTGCTCGCCGTGCGCTTCGATCTCATAATCGAAGGGGAACTTGAGTTTCCCGTTTTCCCAGCCAGCCATTTATTACGTACCTTCCGTGCAGGAAACGCCTTCGAAGCGAATCTTCACCTTACCATCTGCCGTTTCCATCGGCAGATCGCCGGCCTGCCACGCGTTTTTCAGCGTGTAGGTATGACCGTTGGCGATTTCAGCGGTGACTGTCGCTGAGGTGATGCCCTTGACATCGGCAATCTTCCAGTCGTCGGTCAGGGTGAAGTCGCCCTCGATATATGGAACGACTGGCATTTCGGAATAGCCGTGCACATAATCCTGGCCGGCGATACCCGTCCTCGTAACCGAGGACGGCATGATCACCATATTCCCGCGCAATGGGTATTGCTTGCCGTCTACTTTGACGTAGGCGGTGCCTGCGGCTCTAAGTGCCATCTGTTATTATCCTTTACGTAGCGCTGGAATATTGCAGCCGGAACTGCGCAAGGACTGCGAAAATGCGCAGGCCATTGATGATGTCCGGCGGATAGAGGACGTCGACGCGATCTGGGTTGGTGCTATTGCGCTCAACCACGAGGTTGGAAGCAAATGCGTCCAGATTCTCGACGAGGCCGTCATATTCCATGTCCGAATATTCCGACACGAGCTCGGCCTTGATGATTTTCGGCGTGATGATCGCCTGGCCGGACGCAAAGACGGTACCGTCGTTTGCGAGCTTGTGACGTGGATATTTGGTCGTGATCGCGCCCTTCAGCCGGCGGAAGATTTCGGCCAGCGTATATAGCGTGGTTGCCAGAGCATAGGCGTTGTCCGCCTGGCCATAGCTGTTCTTCTGATACCGCATGGCTTCGCGCATGATCGCCGGATAGCCATTCGAATTGACCCTCTGAATGGCAATGCCGACCGATACCAGATTGTTCATCTGGACGACGGTGAAGCGATCCTCAGACGGCGCCGGCAGAACGCCGGTCATCTCAAGCGTCTGAAGCGGCCGGGCCGGATCATTCGCCAGGCCACGGATGGCGGCGGACGTATAGGCTGCAGTCCAGTCCCAGACAGGCGACGGCGACGCAGGCTCAACGGCCAGCACGCTTTCGACGGCCGAATTGCCGGTCGGACCCCATGTCATGAGGTTGCTGTAGGTATCGCGTCGGGCGCTCCAGACGGCGCCGTAAAGCTCGCGCATCCAACCCCAACGGCCGGTATCGCCAAAGCCATATTCGGTGTCGAACACAGCAAGCGTTCCGCTGTCGGTATACGGCAGGCCGACGAAGTCATACTGCGTTTCACCGAGGGCGATGATCGCATTATCGAAAGTCGGAACACCAGCGCCGTTGGTGGCAGTGGTGTGAACGAGTGTAATGCCAGCCGGAAGCGCTTCGCCGCCGTTCGAACCAAGATATGTGTCGGTAACGACAATATCGTTGCCGGTCGCGCCTTTCCACTGACAGGTATAGGTCACGACGCCAGCGGCGGAAGTTGCCGTCGACGGAAGGGTCGTCATTGCATTGACTGCAGCCGCGATGTTGGTGGCGATCGTGGCAGCAGTGTCGCCACTCTTGACGCCGACGCTTACCAGCTGACCTGCCACATACAACGAGATGATGCCGGATTCTGTCGCGGTTCCAGTGACGGTCGTGGTCTGAGTGGCTGCAACGCCGCCTGTCGGATCGTCAACCGCCATGCAGTAAAGCAGGGCTGCCGGATAGACCTTGAACAGGCGATAGACCATACGCTCAAGCATGGAGCCTTCGCCGAACAGCTTTTTGGCGACTTCGACCGAACCGATGGCGTAAACCTTGTTCGATACGGCGGTACCTGCGGCAAGCTTCTGGCCGATGAAAATGGCAGGATGGCTGGCCGTGATGCCGGTGCCGGCCTGCGAGGAATCGACTTCCGCATAGAAGAGCGGAACGTTCCAGTTCTGAGGGAATGAATTGAAAGAAACAGACATCAAGAATTATCCGTTTTCGCGCTGGTGCTCGACGCCTTCGTGACTGCCGGATCGCTCTTTGCGATGGCTCCATCTCGGATCAGGCGGAACGTGAATTGATCTGCGAGCCAATCGGCGCCGCCATCTGGGAGGCTGCCGGAGACAGGATGGCTCAGCTTCGCGCCCGGGTGTGCGGGAACGACAAAAACCGTTTTGCTCATGTGGTGGTGATCTTTTTCGTTAGGACGCTGGGAGTGCCCACGTCCTGTTGAACGTGTCCGCCGTGTCGTCATTGTTCGGCTTTGCCGTGACGCTCAGTGTCGCGAAATTGTCAGGAATGACCGGATCATAGATCCAGCGATAGAAGAACTGGAATTCCAGCTGCAGCTCGAGGAAGTAGGATTCGCCTTCCTTCTCGTAGATGCGTCGACGGCGAATACCGTTGATGGATTCAAACTTAAATGCCGGATCGGCTCCAAATCCAACGAAAGTCGGATCGGTCAACAGCGCGCTTTCGATGGAATCGATGTCCAAGTCTATGATGCCATCCGTTACGGATGGATCGTCGAAACCGCGCGAGACAGCAACGATGATGGTGGCCGTGACGCTGAATTTCGGAGGGCCTGCATTTGCGTCGCCGTCCGGATCGAGCCGCTCGTCGGCAATGAAGATCGACAGTGCCGGGAGGTCATCAACTGATAGCGTCGGCGTGCCTTGCTTGCGGATCGTCTTGTAACCAGTCAGGCTCTCAAGACGAGTGTAAATCGCCTCTCGAATGGCCGTTGTGTGATTGGTCATCGGATCTCTTTCAGCTTCAGCTCGGCGCCGCCCTGCCCATCCGGAAAAGATGCATCGACAAGATAGGTCTTGCCGTTCAGCGCGATCTTGTCGCCCTCACGAGGTGGAACTGAAAAATCGCTCAGCCGAATGCCGAGAGTGACATTCGTCGAGGCCATTTCCGAGCCGTCCGCCATCATCACGGTTGCCAGGGCACGATCATAGATGCCGGTGGCAGAATACGGCGCAGCGCTCGGCTGGGATTTGATCGGCGTGACCGTTACAGTCACGCCGAAAGCCGCCATGCATGGCGACAAAACTAGGTTGTCAAAATCCATGGCGGCCTGACTGTTTAGCTGGCGGTGCCGGTGTACAGGACTTCCGGACGCGTGCAGATGAACAGCGGATAGCTGTAAATCTCAAACTTCGTCCAGGCGTTGCGGTCACGATCAGGGATCGTCAGAGCATACTGCTCCTGGCCGAACGTGTTGATCCACGGCTCGAATTCTGCCGGGCCGTAGGCAACCTGGAACAGATCACGGACGCCGACCGGGAAGAAGATCGCATCGTTGTCGCCAACCGCGATCGTCGACTTGTCGTCGGTGCCGCGATAGTTGTGGAAGTAGATGCCGCCAAAGTAGAAAGCATCAAACACGCTCGCCTGCGTAGTGCGCAGACCTTCAGCCGCCTGCCAGTTCTTGTAGGTCAGCTCGACGGACGGATGCTTGACGAGATCATCAAAGAAGGTGTCGCCGACGAGTGCGTGAACAGTCGTGCTCTGCGTAAAGCCACCTTTCGCAGCGCGCGCCATGCCGCGAGCGATCTTCTTGGTAAGATCGTTCACATTGATGGTGGCGTCGGAGAATGTGAAGGCAACGTCGGTATTCGGGGTGATGCCCCATTCCGCGAACCAGTCGATCAGGACGCTACCGTCCGAATCCAGCCACTTGCCCTGGAGGGCGCCGAGGCGGGCGTATTCGGCGGTGATGTCGAAGTCATCCTTCAGGCGCGACAGACGGCGGGCCGCTTCGGCCTGAACCTGCATCAGCTCGGTTTCGGTGCCGAACTGGCGAATACCGTTCAGCTGCTCAGCATAGAGCGTGAATGACTTCGCCCAGCGCCGGGTGCTGAAATTGCGGATATCGCGCTTGTCGTCCTTGAGCTGCGTCGGAGGCGAGCCGATCGGCGACGTCGGAATCAGCTGCATGAAACCATCGCGCTTTTCGATGGCGATGCTTCGCGTGTTGGTTGGAACTGGCTCGAAGATATTGAGCTCGTTCAGGAACTGCGGCTTGTAAGGGATTTTTTCAAGCGCAGTGGTCAGCGATACGGTGTGAAACGCATCGCTGTTAAAAATGTCCATGCTTGCCATTAGGTCAAATATTCCTTTAGCGGACGGAAATGCCGAGCGCGGCCAGCTGGGCGTTCTGTGTGGCGATCTCAGTCGGGGTGTCGATCGACACGTCGCGCGTGAGCTGATTGCCGTTCACTTCGCAGGTGCGGGTAAAGGCGGCCACATGCTGGTCGGCGCTCGTCGCATCAACGCGATAGCCGGTAATGGCGGCTGCTATCTGCGAGCCGTCCGACGCTGCCGGAACGGAGATCACATACTTGCCTGTGGCAGTGACCTTGCCGACAACCGTGCCGGGCTGAATGACGCCGGCGCCGGAGGCGATGACGATGGTGTCGCGCGAGATATAGCCAGGCGCTTCGGTAACCAGGAACTCAAGGCTCCATGGCTGCTGAGTAAAAGTGGTCATGTCTGAAATTCCTTAGCGCTTGCCCAGCTTCGCAACGGCCGTATCCCAGCCCTTCGCGACATCTTCAGCCTTGGTTTTAACGACGGCGCCGCGAGCGTTGCTCGTGCGTACTTCGCCATCAGCGCGGGCCTTGAGAAGGCGACGACGCACATCTGCCACCGGAACGGCCTTGGTGAGGAAACCTGCGGTCAGATCATCGCGGCCGGCGAGAGCGCACAGATCAGCGACGCGGCGAGCATAGGACAGACCCTTGATGGAGGCGCGCGCCTTGCGGGCGGTCGGCTCTTCGTCGTCTTCTTTGTTGCTGTCATCGTCTTCGTCGGCATCGGCGCGCTTGTCGTCGTCATCGTCGACGTCGGCCTTCATGTCGTCGTCATCGTCATCGGCGCTGAGATCGTTGTCGTCATCGGCACGAGCTTTGCGGGCCTTACGAGCCTTGCGGGCGTCGGACGGCTTGTCGTCGTTCTCGTCGCCGTCTTCGGCGTAGCCATCATCCTCGGCCTTAGCCAGGAGTGCGGAGAGTGCATCAAGCTTTGCCGACAGGGCGGCAATAGCCGCCTCGGTCTTGTTCTTTCGTGGCGTTAGAGCCATTGCAATTCCTTTATGCATGGCAGTTTCAACTGCCGCACGTAAATGTTGTGGAACGAGTTTGAGGTTGATCGACGCCTGCGAGGGATCAATGACCTCGTCGCATAGGCCGAATTCAACGGCTTCCTGGGCGCTCAAAAGACGGTTCTCTTTCATCAGAGCGAGCACGTCTTCTTCCGATTGCCCGGTTTTCTTCGCGTATGCCTCAACGTATCGATCGGTCAGCCTTTGCAGATCTTCCGAAGCAATCCTGAGTTCATCCGCCGTCCCACCGGCACCAGCGCTGTACGGTTCATGGATCAACATGAAACCGTTGCTGGCGATCTCGACGCGATCTGCTGCCATCGCAATCAGTGTGGCGGCGCTTGCCGCCAAGCCTTCAATGCGAGCCGTGATCTGCGCCTGGGACATCGTCAGGATCGTGAAAATCGCCTCAGCGGTGAACACATCGCCGCCCGGTGAATTGATCCTGACGAGCACCTCGGCCGGGTTGCCGAGGGCTTTGAATTCAGCGTCGAACCATTGGGCAGTGATGCCCTCCCCGGTTTCATCGGCGCCGATGCCGCTGAACAGGCAGATTTCAGCGGGTGACGGTGTCATAGCCATCACCCTCTTGTTTCGGGTCATCTGGTCGCCTGCCCTTCAAGTTGTTCTTGTTTGGATTCGGCTGCATCCGGATTGCTGTCGTCGGCCGGCGGCGTCTTGGACAAGGATTGTCCAAGCGGGCTATCTGTGAGCAGGATTCCGAGATCACGAACGCGTTGCTGGTCGGCAGCAATGCGCCGATCGGTTTCCTCAGGATCGTAACCGAGCTCCTCGATCACATCGCTGCGCGCCTTGTATCCGTTGTCGACGAGCAGCTTTTCGGCTTGTCCGTCCTTCAACGGGTCGATCCAATCAAACCGCGGCGGAATCCATTTTACCTTCAGATACTTCCGGCGCTTTTCCAGAAAGTCCGCAATATCGATCTCGCCGCTGATCACGGCATCCGTCAGCCACCGCGCCCAAACAGGGCGGCACATCTGGAAGACCATGCAGCTATGCTGAAGCTGCGTCAGCCGGTTGCGAAATTCGACGAGGGACTGACGCGATGACGAATAATTCGCCTTGGCGTTATCACCAGTCGCCGACATATATGGAACACCCATGCCGGTCGAAGCCGCGAGCAGATTTCGATACTGGAACGGCTCATACGAATTGCCGGCTTCAGCCGGGTCGCTGAACTTGATGTCCTCGCCCGGCAGCAGGCTCTGGATCGTGCCCGGCTCCAATACCGGGAATGGTCCCGGCTCGCTGTTCGGCATGAGATCGTCCGGGTCATCGGTATCGAACATGTCGCCAGGTGCCGCGCTCGTGACAAAGCCTGCATACATCGCGGCAAGCTTTTTGCGCTCGAGCTCGGCGTCGTCGTACTGGTCGACGAGGAACAGCTTCACGATCGAGGGAGTGATCCACGGAACGCCGCGCATCTGGCCTGGCCGCAGAGGCCGGTAAATGTGCAGCACCTCATCCGCCGGCACCCTGACATAAGTCAGCGGGTGGACGCGGTAGTATGGATCGCCGGGATAGACCGAATAGAACCAGTAGGCGATGCGACGATCGTTGCCATCAAGCTCAATGCCGTTGATGATCTGGTTGCCATCATCGGCCATGTGGTTTTTGTTATAGGCGAGCATCTCGCTTTCGAGCAGCTGCAGCTGTAGCGGCACGCCAGGCATATTGTTGCTGCCAGAGCGGAAGCGAATGAAACACTCGCCAGCCTCAAACAGCGCGCGGGCTATAAGCGCCTGCAAGCCATAGAAATCGGTCTGGCCGGTAAAATCCGCCTGATCGGTCCATTCGCGCCACAGCACCTGTAGCGCATCCTTCAGTTCCGCATCATCGAGCAGCGGTGACGGCTTGATGCCGGCGCCAACAAGATTAGCGACGAAAGATTCGGCGGCCGACGCCACATAGGGATTGTTCCGCAACAGGTCGCGGGACCGTGCCCGCAACTGCTCGCCGTCTGCCGACACAAGCTGTGTCATGCTGGCGCGGGTCGGCTGCCAGTTCGATAGCCGGCGGCGCATCTGCGCGCCCTCGAAACCCATGCCGGTATAGTATGCCTTGGCCGACTTGGTTGACTTGGCGACCTTTGATTCTTTTTTCTTTTTGCTCAAAGTGCCGCCCTCAAAGTCGCTTGCATGTGATCGGGCGGAACTGTCGCTTGATCTTCGTGCCGTTCAGGTCGGCTTCCATCAGTGCCTTGAGCTCAAGCATTTGCTGCAAGTCTCGATACTGTACTGACTTGCCCTGGTAGCTGACGCTCGTCGCGCCAGCCGCAATCGCGGCGCAAAGCGCCGTGTATTGGGCCTGTGTGTATGTGGACATCGAAAATCCTAGAGATAGCTCGAGCGGCTAATGCGACGCACCGGACGGCGACTTCGCTGCACTTGCGGCACCGGCGGCGCGGCAACAGGTGCTGGACGTTGAGGCGGCAGTGTCGCAGGAACCGGCGCAGGTGCGACGACATTGTCGTTCGCTGCCTCGTGCTGCTCTTCTGCCGTTGTCTCCGGCGCGGGCTGCTCAGCCTTCGGGCGCCGTACGACGTCAAGCCGCGTGCGCAAAGACTTCAGGGCAGCGAAGGCGTAGACGAACGTGTCGAGTGCCTCGTTGCGCTTGCCAGCACCACAAACCCACACGCGGTATGGCCTGCCATCGCGATAGCGCGTGACGGCCTGTTCCGCGGTCAGCTGGAAGAAGTAATCACCGTCGACGGCGTCAGCCTGCGGAAAGTGAATGTAACCCGGCGCCGGAGCTGGAATGCGCAGGCGGCCGTAAATGGCATCCTTTGCGGTATCAACACCGACGATGAACAAGTTCTCGTTGGTCTTGGTCTTCGAGGCACGGACAGGCCAGACCGGCTTAGCGCCGGGAGCGCCCTTGATCGGCCAGACACGGCGCGCCTTTCTGCTTTTGCAGAATGCCAGAACCATTGCGGCATGGTGGCCGCCGGTATCGATGGCGACGGAATGTATGCGAATGGATCTGCCGGCGTCCGTGATCAACGGCGTCAGAAGGTATTCGTCCAGGCGCTGCCACGTATCCTGCTGCGAAGGATCTCCATGCAGCACGAGATAGTCAGCAACCCACGCCTCTTCGCCAGCTCCCCAAGCGATCGTCTGGACTTCAAGGCGATCGCCCTGGACGTCCACGCCGGCCGTCACAACACGGACGTTGTCCGGAACGGCGTTCCTGTCGTATGTCTCGATGCGCGAAAGCAGCGGGCCGGCCGAAACGGTTTCGCCGCGCTCTTCCCACGTCTCACCAAGGACGGTGTTCGTCCAGACCTTCAGAAGCTCGGGATGATCCTTGGCCTCGAGGAATTCGGTGACGATTTCTTCCAGGCGCACCCATGGCGACAACAGGCCGGGAATATGGAAGCCAGCCGTTCCCTTGAATTCGGCGGTTGCGCGCCACTCACCCTGTCGGATTGCGGCCCAGCGCTGCGCGTCATTCCAAAGAGAACCGCAACCCTCGCAGACATAATGCGCCGTTTCCGGCTTATGCCCCTCATGTGAGTTCCAGTGAACCTGCGACCACTTCAGATACTGGCCTTCGCCGCAATCCGGGCAAGGCACGAAATACCGCCGCTGATCGCTGTTCTGAAACTCGCGATCGATGACACTTTCCCCTTTGATTGTAGGGGTAGAGCCGACGAGCGTCTTGCGGTTCCAGAACGTTAGCTGGCGTTTCTGTGCCAGTTTCAGTGGATCACCTTCGTCGCCGGCCGAAACGGGGTATCGGTCCACCTCGTCGGCGAGAACAATACGGATTGGTCGCGATGCAAGGCTGGCTGGCGAATTGGCACCGACGATAGTGACCTGGCCACCTGGAAACGACTTGTGCAGCATCGTATTGCCGCTGTCGCGCGCCTTGCTGTCGGACACCTTGGCAGTCAATGCCGGCGTGTCGCGGACCATGGGTGCCAGGCGGTCCTTCGACCATGCCTGCGCCATTTCGAGTGTCGGCTGCATGATCAGGACCGTCGAAGGGTCTTGATCGATATAATAGCCGATGGTGTTGTTCAGAATCTCGGTGTAGCCGACCTGGCTGCCCTTGGAGATAACGACTTTCGTCACCTCAGGGTCTGCCATGGCGTCCATGATGCCGCGCTGATACTCAGCGCGAGCCGTTACCCATCTTCCGGGTTCGGCTGACGCTTCGGGGCTTAGGCGTCTTTCCTTGTCGGCCCACTCGCTTATCGTCAGATTCGGCGGCGGTGTCAGGATCGCCCAGCAACTCTCCTGGATCGCCCGGTGGGCTGAATGTCCAGTCTCTGAGGCGGGTGCCTGCGAGTTCTTCAAGGGCGTTGTGGATTTCATTCTTCACCACGTCGCGAACAACGACCGTTGACGTCTCCCCCACGACCAGTGGCGCGACCTTCGATGGAATGGTCAGGATCTTCGCCCTGACGCGCGCAAAGGCCGACGTTACGGCCGAAACCATTTCAGCCAGCGGCGCGAGCTCGCCGCGCGTGACGGCGTTCTGAAGTTCCAGCCTGTCGGCTGCTTCCTTGTCCTTGCGGGCGCGCTCCTGCTCCCCGTCGATCTTGCCCGGGGGCACGACTTGCGCAGCCTCACGGCCGGCGGCAACTTCGCGGATGTGGCAAATGTATTCGAGTCGCACTACGTCGAGATCGTAAGAGCCGCGCGTCGATTTCGTGATGATGCCGCGCGCGACCAGATCGGCCGCGGTGCGCGTGTTCACGTCTATGTGCTTTGCAACTTCTGCAATGGTGGCCATCGTTTCAGCTCCGCCGAACCGGAGAGCTGAAACATGATGGCCCCCCTCCAATAATTTTTCTGTACCTAGCGAAAGCACGCGGTGGCGCGATCAGCGAGAAACTATTGAAATCTAAGTACCTTCGGATTTTTTATGCATAGGTGATCAGAAAGCCATGCGCCCATTGCATTGCAATGGCATCTTGTGCTATGCGCTTAGCGCATAGATCGGCGCAAGGAATTCGACATCGCCGATGTGCCGGCGCGTCGCAGATGCAGTTCCATGCTCGCGCGGAAGTCGCGCCTGAATGGCACGTCTGGCTTGATCGTGACGCTCGGCTTCAAAACGAACATGCGTTTGATGCCGCGTCCCGCACCGCCCCACGAGCCACCGGCTTTGCTGACTTTGCCCTTGAGTTTGCCGCGCTTGTAAACGTAAATCGGGTAGCGCTTGCCATATGGCTTGAAGATCGCACCGTTCTTCTCGAATGCACCCGCAAGCTCGGCGGGGCGCTGCGACTTGGCAATGCCTGTCGCACCAAGGCGCTGGCCAGCGACTGGCACAGCGACGCGATGGTGTTCGGTGCGCTTCTGGCCACCGTCTGCATGAAGCAGAAGATTGCCGCGCCCTTTGGCGCGAGCATCGGTGATCTTGACCGTAAGATTGGTGCGGCTGGAATTTTCCACGCCAAGGGCGAAAGCAATGAAGCCCTTATTGCGCTGCGTCACATGCTGCGGCCATGTCTGCGAAATGAGCGTGCGGCGCGTTTCGTGCGCGGCTTGGTTCAGCGTCTTGCTGATCGCGAACGCCATTTGCTTCGGCGATGCTTCAAGTCGACGAGCGGCTTTTTCGAAAGCAGACGTGTCGAATTTTACCAGTGCTGTCATGATTCCGCCAACACAAGCGTATGCAATATTGGTTGCAGGGGTCGGATTTGAACCGACGACCTTCAGGTTATGAGCCTGTCGAGCTACCTGGCTGCTCCACCCTGCTAAATTGGTCTAGGTGGCAGGGTTCGAACCTGCGACCCCGTGATCCCAAATCACGTGCGCTACCAGTCTGCGCTACACCCAGCTAAAGAATTACAGCGCCTTTGCGAGCGCCACGATTTCATCCCAGGCATGCAGATCGATGCCGAGCTTGTCATAGACGGCCTTGATCTTTGCGGCCGCGCCTTCGAATTCGCTGACGACGGCCTCGATATCGGTTTTGGCACCGTCCACGAGTGCCGTTGCATCTGCAGCGACAACTCCGGCAACCTGAGTTGCAGCGGCTTCGACAGTGGCAACCACGGGAGCGGCCACAGCTGCGGCCTGTGCAACGACGTCGGTCATATCGGATTTTCCTTTGGTGAAGAGGCTTTTCAGCCAAGCGATGAATTTGGACATGGTGATTTCCTTGCGGAATTGCTGAAAAACCAAAAGCGGCAGGGAGGAGACCGGCTTATCTTTCCGGTCCTCAACCTGCCGCAGGATCGCCTGTCGCCGAGGAGAAAGCGCCAAGCAATGGAATACCGTGAGCGCATACGAGACGCAGAGGCGAAGCCACGGTGCACAAAAACGCAGGCGGCTCCCATACGGTGGGCCTTTCCATATCCAGGCTGATGCGTAGGCCGCTGGTCCTGCATGACGAAGACTGGTTTACAACGCCAGTCTCGCAGATAGTTACGCCCGGCTCACACGTGGCCGAGCGTCCGTCGCAATCACTTTCTGCGCACGGAAGGGTGCGGGGCGGCAACACTGTTGCTTACCCCTTCATAGATACACCCTGTGAGATTTCAGAAAGTGCCACTCAAGCGGCGTAAGCCTGAATGGCATTCATGAGATTGTCATTCGCAGCGATCAGCGCACGCCGACCTTTCCGAATTGCTGTGCGCCGAGGAGCATCGGCTCCAAGTTCTTCAAACGACTTTGCGGTCATGGTGGCGTCAAGCGTCGCCTTGTCCTTACTCGACAGCGAAGCAACTGACGCAGCCCAGACGTCACGATCGGCCTTGGCGATTACGATGTCCTGCCATGCAAGCGAACCGCTCTCGCCTTGTTGGGTTTTTACCATCCCTGGAAACACATCGGCCATCTTCTGCGAACCGCACGGCAATCCATCCGGATATTTCGTGATTTTCACCTTGGACATATCGGTATTGGCTTTGGCATCTTCGAGCATGGCGATCGACTCGGCTCGGGTATAGTTTCGGCCCTGGCGCCGCTTGCTGCCGGGGCGATAGCGATGCGGCAGCGTCTTGAGGAGATCTGCGAAATAGCGATTGCTGGCCGTGACGTGCTGGCTATCCTCTTCAGCGCCAAGCTGGCTTTCGGCTGCATCTTTCGTACCGAGCATGGCGCCGACTGGCATACGGATCTGAGCAGCAACGACTTTTCCGTCAATTGTCAGCTTGTGACCACGCTCGGTCTGATTGCCATCACTGAAACGCAAACGACCGATGCGAATGACTTGGCCATCGTCGTTACGCTCGATCTCACCTTCTTCGACCTGTCGCATGATTTCTTCAATCGAAGGCTTCATGCGCCAACGGCGCTCGACGGTCATGCCTTCGGTGTCTTCCGGGTTGTTGTCGTTGGCCGCGACAAGCGTCCAGTTCGTCTGCAACGGTTCAGGCTCATGGTCTGGCGTCGAGGCGTAACGGCGAAGCGCTTCAAGCTGCTCTGCCAGAGTTCCGTGTCTTGTCATGCGTTCTCCTCGTGGTGGTGGTTTAGGCAGCGGCGCGGTTTTCCGCTTCGATTTCGGCAAGCCATCCTCGGACGAGATCAACGGCCTGGATGGCAGCGCCTGCTGTCGTGGTGGCTCGAATAATGGCCTGACGATGAAAACCGAGCGCAGACAACAGGGGATGACGAACCTTCTGGTTTGGCTCCAGCGATGCGTTGCCAACCTTATTTTCGATCAGGCCGATATTGCCGCCTGTCATGTAGATGCGCACGTCATGCTCGCCCGCCACCATTCCGGCGGCTATGGCTTGCATTCGAGCCTTAGGGCCACGCTTGGCGGAATTCTGATCTCCAGCGATCGTGAACTTGCCACGGCCAGACAGAACGTCGGCTTCGCAGATCGCGAATTCCTTCAGTGCTCGCAGGGCACGCACTTGGGCGGCTTGCAGTTCCCATTCCTGGGGCAGTGCATCGGTAACACGCACGCGAGTGCCGTTGGCCGATACAGTCGTGACGATACGCACGCGCTTTCCGTTCATGCGCGTTGTCTGGGTAGTGCGCTTGACCATGCCGTCTCCTCAATGTGGTGATGATTCACAATATGACAAATTGACAATTTTGTCAAGATGGCCATACATGGACCTAGCGCCAGTCAGGTTGTAGGTTGCATCAAAACCAAGGAGGCTGCACGGTGCCCGGTTCTTTAAAAATCATCTGGGCGGGCAGCACCGCGCAGCACACCGCCCTGCACGGTTGCACGGTTATATCCCCCCTAAAGGGGGGTATATTAAACGTGCACTAACCGGGCAGCGCTGTGCAGGTGTCACCGCACGGAAGTGCACGGATAATGCACGGATAATTAAACGTGCATCCGGGCAGTATTAAAAGTTGTAAACAACAATAAAAACGGTTGTGCTTGGACAAAGAAAAAGCCGCTCGACGATCACGCTAGCGGCAACGATATAGAAATGAAAAAGGCGACCTAGTGGCCGCCTTCCGTCACGCTGCTCTCACAAACATAGCCGTCTCTCGTCGTATGGGGTCTCTGCCCTCTAGCTCGACGAGCACGCCTTCTTTCAGCAGAGCCTTGGCTATACTGGCGGCTCTCCTACGCGAGGCGTCGTCTTCAAGGTCAAGGCCAACAGCATATGCGACTGCCTGCCCTACCCAATTCTTGGCCTTGGGCGACGCTTTATAGTCGGTCGCACTCACGACCGCACAGATCATAGCGCGCTGCTCCTCCGTTATGCCATCAACGAGTGCTTCGGCGCTCGGCCACGACCACGACACCACGGCCGGCGCATGGTCCTGTGGCCTGGACAGCCCCTGTCCGTTGCCGAGCGGCACGCTGACGAGCCTGCGCCAGTCCATTTTCGACGAAAGCGGCGTCAGATTCGACTTGCCATAGTTCACGCTGAAATAACCGTTGCGCTCAGCGGCCGGTATTCCAGCTTCAGATGCCTGCTCTTCCGACATGCGATTGAGCACGCGCACCGAGCGCGCCGCGCCGATCAGTGACACGGCGCCTCGAGCGTCTTCGACTGTCGCCTCGCGATCGGCGATCTTGCGAAGATGGTGCACGATGTCGATTGCGCAGTTCGTATGATCGGCAATTTGCGCCCAAAGCTTCGCCACCTTGTCGATCGCGCCGTTGTCGTTCTCGTTGACGCTGTGTGTTGACACGAACGGGTCAACGATCATGACGTCAATGCCATGCCGCTCGATCTGGCTCACGACAGCCTCAATGATAGGCTCCTGATATTTAAGGCCGGTTTTCTTGTCCTCGACGGCAACGACAAGCTCCTGCTCTCGTCCGGTATCGACGAACAGATGGCCCTCGACATCTTCGGGCGTCAGATTGTAGTGCAGGCACGTCGCCATGATGCGCCTGTCGAGCTCGTCGCGTGGATCTTCGGCGTTGAACAACCAGACCTTGAGACGTTGCGGCGGTTTGGTGCCGAGCAGATCGCGGCCCGATGCCATAGCCAGGCTTTCACCGATGCTAAGGTTTGTTTTGCCGATGCCGCCAGGCGCGACCGTGACGGACACGAACTTTCGGATCAGGTGCGTGCCGTAGGCGAACTCGCGCCGAGGCAGCGTCGCAGGATCGATCCATTTAAACGCCGTGGCGACAATGGGCGACGGATCTTCGGGCGGCAGGTTGTCGTTGGCCGCCGCATCCACAGCGGCGACTGCAGGATCGCCAGGATGTCCGTAAAATTCCTGCTCGCGCTGCTCTTCGATATCGTCACCAGTTGGCGATATATCTTCGCTAGCGACGTCGCTACGGTGTTCGGACGCGCGCGCCTTTTCCAGTCCGCGCTGAATCATGCGACTGATATCGACGAGACGCGTGTTATCTTGCTGCGCCTCGGGGATATGGCGCGGGTTTTGAATGCCAGCCTTCAGCCCGTTTTCGATGGTTTTGCAGCAGCGAGTCCAATCCCTTCCCCATCCGCGCGCAACGTCCTGAAGCAAAGCACGCGCTTCACTTTCCGGCAATGCGCCAGCGCCGACGAACGTGCCGAGCGAGAACGCGGCATCATTCAGGGCATTGTTGCGGTTGCCCATCGGCACGGCGGAAAGGTCGCGCAGCTCTTGGTCAACTGCGGCATCGACATAGGCGATATTGGTGTTGGCGCTTGCGGTGTAGCTGGTATGAGCCGGTGCCGATTTCGGCAACAGCAAGTCCAGCAGCCAAGGCGGCGCGTCGGCGATTTCTCGCGTGTCGTCGACCCACTTATATGAGCGGCCATCGTGCATGACGCTGCCGGAGCCCAGGACATAACCGCCCTCGGAACGGATATCGACGCCAGCGCCAAGAGCGCCACGGTTGCGCGTGCCCACGACGTATTTAAAGTAGATATGCAGCCCGCCGTTGGGGCTTGTGACACGCGCTGTCTGTGGCAGCGGTCCATGTTCCGCTTCCATCTCGGCAAGCCACTCGAAACCGTTGGCGCCGCCCTGCTTGTTGTCGATGTCGAGCGCGAAAAAGCCGGTGTTGGCGCCAGTCGGCAAGCCGATAGCGGCAGTGGGCCAGTCGGTCCACCACCGCTTCAGGATATGCGGGAATTTGGTTGCACCTTTGAAGCCGTTCGGCGTCAAGGGTGTTTTTTCGCCATAGATGGTTACTTCGCCGGTGTGCGTGTCTATGTGCTCTTCGGCCGCCGATCGGCATGGAAAAACCTTCCAGCCTTCGGCGGCATACTGCAATGCTAGGTCAAGCGGCTGCAACACGCTGCTCCTGATTGTCATAGATCAAAACGGAATATCCCCTTTGCGTATCAGCTCGCGCAGCCTGTCGGCGCAGCCCTGCCATACAGCGCCGCAAAACATAAGCACTTGCTCTTCGGTCCATTCGCTGAGATCGGCTCCGAATTCTTCAACCAGCGGTGCCGCTGCATCCATGCCGCCTGTGCGTGCCGCAAGCTCGTATGGGTCCATGCGGCGAACGCGCTTGATCTCCTCGACTAGCAGGACGCACTCGCCGCAGAGATAGCCAGGATCTTTGTTGACGCTGATGCCAATGCCGATCGCGTGCCGGCCGCAACAGCGGCAGACAGCCGGCGTGTCGTCCACATGCGTTGGCGTGAACGTCATAGATGAGCCCCCAACAGAACAAGGCAGACAACAGCACCGATAAACCAAATGCCGCCGGCGATTAGAATGGCCGGAGCGACAGCAGCAAGCCCTTTATCCCTTGCGCAGAAAACCGTGACCAAGCCGCCGACGTATCCAGCAATTGCAACGGCTGCGACATAGATTGTTGCAGCACCGATCAACTCCAAAGCGCTCATGCCGCCACCCGCTGCGGCGCGTTGTCATTGGCAGCGAAGAGATCGGCCGACTGTCCGGTCGCGGCCGCTTCACCCAAATTCTTGATGGCCTGGCGGAAATAGTTCGGATTTAACTCCGTTCCGACGAACCGGCGCCCCTGCTGCAGCGAGACGTAACCCTCTGAGCCGATACCCATGAATGGTGAAAACACCACGTCGCCAGGGTTTGACCACATGCGCAGGGCGCGCTTGGTGATGTTGAGTGGCATCGGGCAAAGGTGCTTTTCGTCCTTATCAGAGCGCGCCACCTTAACGTTGAGCACGTCGGTTTCCGGCAGATCTTGTTTGCTAAAATTCCAGACCGGCGAAGCATGATCCTGCCACTCTTCGACAGGAAAACTCTCCTTGGTGTGAGTCACCGGCACGGCTTCCTCGCCATCCTTCGCCCACTTCCGGAAGACGAGGAGATATTCGGGAAGGCCCATGCGACTGAATGTGCTGTCGGCGCGCAGCGTCTTCCACAGAAGACCATGTGCCTTTGTCTTCTGCATCTCGCGCACCGGGTCACGCCAGATCGTTATGCGGCTGTGGAAATCCCAACCCTCCTCGATGTGAAGGCGCGTGCAGTCGTCTGAGAACGGACGCAAGCCGGCCGTACCGCGGTCGCTGCTGTTCTGATAGTAGACGAGATCCTTGACGTGGATGGCCGTCAACCGTCCGGGGCGCGTGACACGGAGCTTCTCGCGCACGAGATAGCGGTACTGCTCGAAAAACTCCTCGTCGCTCGCGCAGTTGCCCATGTCGGCGACACTTTCGGAATAGATATAGAGCGAGGAGAATGGCGGCGAGTAGACGCTGAAGTCGATGCTGCCATCTGGGAGCCCCGCCGTGAACGGCACGCAGTCAGCATTATAGGCGGACCACTTTTCACCTGATGCCTGATCCAAAACATTCATGCTGCAACTCCTCTCATCCACTGTGGTAACGACGCCGGCTTGGTGGGCTGGTAGTCGATCTTGACTTGGCGGCTCTCGTGCGCTCGGCGCATCGCCGCGTACATTTCGGCTTTCATCTGTTCGTGATCACCGCTCTTGCGGTTGATGACGTCCCAGATCGCGCGCTCCGTGTCGGCAAGCGCGATGTGAACGTCCACCGGCCGCTTCTGCCCAAATCGGTAGCAACGGCGGATCGCCTGGTAATACGCCTCGTAGCTGAAAGACAGGCCGGCGAACGCCATACGGGCGCAGTGCTGCCAATTGAGGCCGAAGCCGGCAATGCTTGGCTTGCTGACCAGCACGCGAATATTGCCTTCGCTGAAGCCGACAAGCCGCTCCTCTTTGACTGTGTCTGTCATCGATCCGCGGACTTCGACGGCACCAGGAATGCGTGCCATCAGGGCGTCGGCCTCATAGTCTGTGTCACACCAGACAATCCACGACTCGCCCTTTTCCTCGTTGACGCGATCAGCAATCACCGAAGCTCGAGCTTCAGCCGTCAGCCGCTTCTCTTTATGGATCGCCGTCGCACTCGTATCCGGTATGCGAAAAAGCCTGTTGCCAGCATCGATCGAGATGTCAGACTTCACCTCGTGACGATATACATTCAGAGGCGGCAGCTCGAAGCCGTCGTCGGAATGGCCAAGATCGGATGGTTTGGAGATGCACCGCGCCCAGCTGGCCACCCAATTCCAATATGGCTTCACCGCATGGCCCTTGAGGCGATAGCGGCCCATGTTGTTCTGATCGGCGATAAACCAGCGCGTCAGCATTTCATTGGAATTCATGACGCCAAGGAACTGCGAATGCTGGCCTAGCTCCATATGATCGTTGGGCGCCGGCGTCGCCGTGCAAGCCAGCCGGAACGGCGTGGCATTCCACATCGCCATCATTTTGCGCGTGGTCTGGCCCGTGAAATTCTTGATTATGCTGGATTCATCAAGCACAACGCCGGCGAAGTCGTTCGGATCAAAATGCTCAAGCTTGGCATAGTTGGTCACGTTGATACCGGGACCGACTTCGCTTCGATCACGAACGACACGCGCATCGTCATAGCCAAACTTCTTTGCCTCGCGCACATGTTGCGGTGCGACGGCCAACGGCGCCAGCATCAAGATCGGCTTGACGGCGTATTCCGCGACGACGCGTGACCACTCGAGCGCGACGAAGCTCTTGCCGAGTCCGGTATCGAGGAATGCAGCGCCGCCACCAACGCCAAGAAGAAAGCTGGTTACGTCTCGCTGATATGGGAACATGTCACCGTGCAGTGACGGAATATTTGCTAACCCACGCGTGGGCGCGTCGACGCTTTTCCGCGCCAACAACTCGGCATACGACATCTTGTCTCCTCAGACTGTGGTGGTGTCCCGCGCGGGGGTGGCGCGCAGGAAGTGTGGCGACCTGCTGACTTTTAATCAGTAGAAGCTATGCAGCGCGCACCGAAAGCGTCGGCTCTCCAGTCTTCAGCGCCGCACCATTTACCTTCTTACCGGCGTCGAGCGTTGCCTTGATCAGCGTTTTGTCAGGCGACGATATGACTTTCAGGAACCGCTTCGGCACTGCTGCTTCGTCGGTAATCTCGACGCTGTCGCGGCCCTTCGTGACTGAGATAGTAGCCTCGGTCAGTGCCGCCTTCGGCAAACCGGATGCCTGCAGCAATTTGAGCATCAGGCCGCGCATCGCATCCTTGCGGCGCTCGGCGCGAGCTTTGCGCGCCTGCAGATCGTCGACGCGTGCCTTAACTGCGCCAATCAAGCTGTTGGCTTCTCGCTCGACACCGAGCAGCCGTTCCAGCACGGCATGAAGGTCGGTTTCACCTTCCAGCATATCGGCGCGCAGCTGCTCGTCGTCGGCTAGCTCGGGATAGGCAATGAATAGCGCGTCGATTTCGGCCGCAAGATTGGCTACGTCTGTGGCCAGGAATTGTGCTTGGCGATTGTCGTTGGCGGGCTTGCTCATGCGTACACCTGCAAAGCAGTGAGAACGGCGCCTTTTACCGCCATGGCGTCATCGTGCCATGTGCCATTGGTAATGCGGTGGATGATCGCGTCACGATCAGCCTCTTCAGGTTCCCATTGACCTTCGAGGCCATAGCAAGAGCAATGGCCGCCATGGACTTCGAAAAGCTTGCCGTCACGCTCAAACAGCACATAGGCGTCACCGCTATAATCTTCGTATGTGTAGCTTGCGACGATGACAGTTGCGCCCATCAGGGCAGATGCCTCGATCTCGAAATCGGCTAGCATTCCAGCTTCGCCGCTCTCACTCCAATCGTGCAGGTATATCGGTTGTCTTTCGCTCATATTGTCTCCTCGGTGGTGGTTTTGGTGGTCGCTCACACTATGACAAATTTACTATTTTGTCAAGATAGTCAGAACGGTATATCATCGTCGAGCTCCCATTTTTCAGCGTAAGTGCGGTTGTCGTTCGCCGGCGTCTGCCGATTGTCATTCGCGGGCCGGCGCTCGCCGACGACATGCGAAATCACGTCCCAATACCGATCGCGCGGTTTCACCATGATCTCGGCCGTTTCCGCCAACTCGTCCTGGCGCTCAAGCCACTCGATCGGCGTTTTCGGGAAAGGCCGCTGGCCGCCGTGGGCCAGCCAATAGCGATCTGCTTTAGACTTTGCGAAACCAGTGTGTTGTGGGCAAAGCCACTCGTTTATTGCCGTCATCCCGATCATGTATGTGACCTTGACGGACGGAGGCTTATCGCCCTTGCCTTCGTGGAACCGGAAGGAACGCGATGATACCTGCCGTGCTTCGGGATCGACCGTCGTCAGGATCGGGATATCTGCGGCAGTTGCAGAGATCTTCGGGCTATCATCGATCTCAAACTCGTAGCCACAGCATGGGCATAACCGTACCGACGCATGCACCTTCTCGCCACATCCTATTTGGCCATTCTTATCCTCGACGTCCTGCGGGCAGATCTTGATAGGCGCATCGCCCTCGCCTTTGCCTGGCGTGCGCGGCTGCACGCGATCGACAGGGCCGTGCTTGTCCACCAGGCCAGCGAAATCGAGCACGAGGCATGTCGGCTTCGGGCCGGCCTTGATTGCAGCAATGCGCTGCTCGGCAGTTTTGAGCGGCATGCCAGGTGCATACAGCACTCGCGTACCGCGGCCGGCCATCTGGACATATAGCGATACAGACAGCGTCGGCCGCATAAAGGCGATCAGGTCGACGCCTTTGTGGTTGAAGCCTGTCGTTAGCACGGAATTATTAGTCAAGGCGCGGATACGGTAGGATTTAAAATCCTCAATGATGCGTCGGCGCTCTTCCTTTGGCGTTTCGCCGCTGATCATCTCGCAACTGATGCCGCGCGACCGGATCTCGTCGCGAACATGCTCCGCGTGCTCAACGCCAGAGCAGAAGCAAAGCCAGGACCGACGATCTGTGCCCTTGGCAACAATTTCGTCAACTGCGCCACGCGTGACATCCATCTTGTCGACAGCCGCCTGTAGTGCCGCCTGCTTATAGTCGCCACCGAGGCGTCCAACGCCCTTGACGTCTAGAACCGTTGATGTTGCCTTGGACGAAAGCGGCGTCAGGTATCCGTCGTGCACGCCGTCGCCGATGCCGTAGGTATAGACGACCTGATCGAAAAGCCGATCCTCGCCTTCATCCAGTCGACCGCTGTCCAGGCGGTATGGCGTAGCAGTCAGGCCCAATATTTTCAGATCTGGATTGATCTCGCGCAACGACGCGATGAACCGCCCGTACATCGTATTGCTGTTCGCGGGTATCAGGTGGCATTCGTCGACCATGAGGACATCGATGTGCCCGATGATGTCCGCCTTATTGTGAACCGTCTGAATGCCAGCGAAGACGATCTGCGCCCGCGCGTCGCGCCGGCCCAATCCTGCGGAATAGATCCCGGCCGGTGCAAACGGCCAGATTCCGACTAGTTCGAGATAGTTCTGCTCAATGAGTTCGGCGACGTGCGTGGCAACAAGGACGCGCATGTCGGGCCATCCGCTGACAAGGCGCTTGATCAGCGATGCCATGACGAGCGACTTGCCGCAACCGGTCGCCAGATCGACGAGCGGATTGCCTGGCTCAGATTGCCAGTAATCGAAGACGGATTCCTCCGCTTCCTGCTGATAATCTCGAAGTTGAAGCATCAGGCGGCTAGCGCCTTAACCAGCTTGGCGCGCGCCTTCGATTCCAGCTGGCGAACCGCTTCCTTGTGAGTGCCACGCATCATGCCGATCTCGGCAAGCCGATCGCCCATGGCTCGACGAACAACGATTTCACCATGCTTGATTTGATCGAGAGCTTCGATCGCAGTGCGCAAGTCGCAAGCCACTTCCTGGGCGGCCTGCGCAATGATCGTGTCATCGTCAATGGTGACGAACCGCGCCGATCGTTTCAGCGCGCGGGCAGAACGCTTGTTGTTTCCGGCCGTACGACGCAAAATAAGCTGCGCCCAAACCCTAAACGTCTCCATGCGGCACTTTGGAGCAAGATGAAGCATGGACAATATGGCGTCCTGCAGCAGATCTTCTCCATTATCGCCGGCAATGAATCTCGCCTGTTTGCGCAACGAAGGTAGGTATGCGGTAAGCGCGGCATCAAAGCCGTCCGGTCGTCCGGTCATTGTAGTCTCCTCGGTAGTGGTGTCAGGCCGAAGCGGTGGTGGTGCCATCGACCCAGATGCTTCCGTTGGGCATCCGATAGGTTATGGTTTCGGCTACCTCGTCGACGTCGATCTGTTCGCCAGGTACGAGTGCCGGAATTGTGAGGTGCGCCGGGCAAGCGGCCTTCTGTTCATCGAAAGAGATCGGCTGAGCCCAACGGGAACAAGACCAATGTGCGTCGCCGCCCATTTCAGGCGTAGAGTGGAGGCAAGACCGGCACGTTACACGCGCCATCGCGCCTTCGTGGCAGATCGGCTTGTGCTTACAGAACATACATCCGAAGAATTCAGCATCATCGGACAGACGCGCTGGTGGCTCCGGCAGATTGATGATGCGCTCAAGGCGCGCCAACAGCCGTAGGCAGAACTCGGCATCATAGGTGATGCGCTCTGCATAGAGCGTGTCGTCATCCTTGCAGCTCACGATATAGAGGCATCGCGACAGACCGAAGGCGTGCATTCCAAGCTGGCACTGGCCGTAATGGAGCGGCTTCGCAATCTTACAGCCGTCCTTCATGATTGACTTCATGCCCTTGGCGTTGCTCGACTTGAATTCAAGCAGGTGCTCGGTTTTTGGCGCTTCCGGCACGCCAATAGCCTTGCCGTCGCACTTGCCGCGGACATGCGAGCTGACGAGCCGGATTTTGTCCTGCTGGCCATAGACGTCGACACCGATACGCTGCAGATCATCGACGAGGCGGTCTTCCTCGATGTTGCCGGTTTCAAACAGACGCAGCTGGCGGCCGTGGTGCTTTTCCAATGGAGAGCACCAGCGGAATGTGTACCAGAGCTGACGATCGCATTCCGCGTTCGCCTCGCCGACGCTTATGCCGAGGCTATCCCACGACGACGCAGCGGCTTCGTAGGCAGCGTAGATGGCGCGGACGGTGGATGCTTCTGGCTTAGGAAGTGGGGCCATTATGCCCCACCGCCAGCATTAAACAGCGGTGCCCGCTCCAACGCCGACTGATGCCCGCGCTGATCGCCTGGCCGAACATAAGTCGTCCAGAGTTCGCGACCGTCACGCGTTACCGGATGCATTTCACGGACTGAGAAATCGACGTGGTCTATCTCGTCGGGTTCGATCTCAAAGTCGTCTTTGTTGACGTCTTCTTCGACCATGGCTTTCGCCGCCTCAAGCGATTCCGCATCAATGCTTCGACTAGATCGCCCATGAAATGTGAAGTCGATCATGAACTTTGGCATCGGCTACACCCTCATAGGCATGCCGACGAGCGTAAGTTCGTCGTGAGCCGGCGACGTGAACAAGGCAGGCGAACCGCTGTCTGCAATCGCGATTGTGGCTTTGCCGGCCGGCAGAACGCCGAAGAGATCGCGCAGATAGGCTGCGTTGAAACCGATATCTATCGGCTCGCCGCTGTATTCCGCCTCGATCTCGTCGCTGGCTGTACCGGAATCCGGATTGCTCACCGTAAAGCTCACAGAATCTGGCGCGACACTGAGCTTAATGGCCCGGCCACGCTCGCTGCTGACTGTCGAAACGCGATCTGCAGCTTTCAGAAAAGCATCGCGGTCGACCACAACGAGGTTTTGGTTATTTTGCGGGATAACGCGCTCATAATCGGGGAACGTACCGTCGATAAGCTTGCTCGTGATAACGAAGTCGCCGGCGGTGATCTCCACCTTTGAATCCGACACTGCGAGCGTGACGGTGCCCTTTGGCAGTAGGCCGATCGTCTTGCGCGGAATGATGATGCCGTCGAAAATTTCGTCAGAATCCATGACGTGGCGCGATAGGCGGTGACCGTCAGTCGCGACGGCTGTCAGCTTGCCGCCAGCGCCCTTCAGGAAGACGCCATTCAGGTAGTAGCGGGTTTCTTCGGTGCTTATTGCAAATGTCGTCGGCGCCACAAAGGCGGCAAGATCGATCGTGAAGCGGTTGCTGTAGCTGCCGCCATTCATATCGGGAAAGTCTGATGCATCCAGCGTCTGCAGCGTGAACTTGCTTCGGCCGGATTTGACGATGAGCTGTCCATTGTCCTCGAACAGCGTGACATCTGCGGCGCCTGCCTTCTTGGCGATATCGGTGAGCAGTTTGGCGTTCACACAAAGGGCGCCTGAAGCGGCTACATCCGCCGACGCTGTGTCGGTCGCGACAATGTCGAGATCCGTGCCGGTGACGCGCAGTGCGCCGTCCTGCGCTGCCAGCAAGACGTTGCCGAGGATCGGAATGGTGTTTCTGCTTTCGACGACGCGACCGACGCTCGAAAGAACGCGCGCTAGGTCGGTGCGCTGAATATTCAGCTGCATGGTAATCTCCTCATTGTGGTGAATGGCGGCCCGCTGGTGACGAGCCGCCGGTATGAATTACTTCTTGTTTCCCCACGGACGAGCGCCGGCCGGTTTGGTTGTCGCCTGCGTCGTACGGCGATTGTCATTGGCCGGCGCGGCCCGTTGTGCCGGCCGATTGTCATTCGCTGCAGCCGGACGCGGAGCGGGCTGGCTGGCGTCGATCGCCGGTTCCGGAACGTTGCCTTCGTCGGGGAAGTAATAGCGCTTGATCTCGGCGCGGGCCGGATACTGGCCGTCCTTCGACGGCTTGCCGAGGCCGATCTTGACGGTATAGGAGTGGAAATGCAGCTCTTCGCTATCGTCGACGGCATCAACGCCGATTGCGCGACATAGCGCGGCGAACTGCTTCTGCCCAATTTCCTGGGCCTGCGGATTGGCGTTTTCGAGATTGAAGTTATTGAAGAGCTTGCGGCCCTTGTATTCCTCCGGTGCGATCACGACGTTCGTGGTCTTGAGGATGGTGCCGTTTCCGTTGCTGGTCTTGGTGACGTCTGATGCCTCGATCTCGACCTGATAAATGCCGTTCGGCAGCTCCTCAAAGTCGCGCTGCTCGGTATCGTGCTGCGTGGCGTCAAATCTTTGGCCTAGCTGAGCCATGGTGTCTCCTTCGGTGGTGGATGGTGATTAGTCGAAGGCGTAGTAGCGCCACGCGCCACTGCCATATGCTGTGTGCGCGCACTCGCGCAGCACGAGTTCAAGCCAGGCCCAACGCTGGCCGTTGCGCGTCCGGACCTTCACCGGAAACCACGCAAACCACTGCTCTCGGTGGAACATCAAGCGACCTCCTTGGCAGGACGTGAAAGCTCGCGAGCACGGTTCTTGGCGAGGCGTTCGTCATCGAAAAGAAGTGGTGAATTTCCTTCGACGACATGAGCCCAAAGGCCGCGCTCGACGTTGGCCTGGATGCCATACTTGACCGTCATGGCCGCCGTATCGATCCACTGATGGATGCGATGCTTCCGGCCCTGCACGGCTTTGCAGAACGCGACCGTCATGCTGCAATACCGGTCGGCGCCGGGAAGTGCTTGACGAGCTCGGCGTAGCCGCTGCCCTTCTTGTATGGGATGACATCCGGCATATTGTACCGATTCTTGGCCTGGAAGCCGGCACCCTCGTTGAGGTGGATCTGGCGTTCCTTGCCGCCCTCGGCGTGGGCAACCTTTGTCTGCCGAGCGACCTCCTTTTCCTTGATCGACACGCGATAATTCATGAATGCCACGATGTCCGATCTCTCGCGGAGGAGCGCATTCGCCCGCTTATGCAGCTTCGGCTGATACCGGCTGTACGGATCTGTGACTGGACTGTCGAAGCGGATGATTTCTGGATGCGCCAACATGATGACGCAGATGCCGCGCTGTGACAGCGCCGAAACCGCCTGCAGGAATTCATTCCATTCGGAATCGGCTTCGACATAACCCTTACCGAACCCAGCCTCCTCGATCGACAGAATGCCAAGGCGAGCGCAGGTGGCGCGCCAAACGAGCGGCTCCAAGCCGTCAGCGCTGTCGATGATGCAGGTTTTGAATTCGTGCTCTTCCGTCAGCAGCAGGCCAAACCAGTCGAGCAGTTCCTCGTAGCTCTCGATCGGCTTCGCGTTGCCTTCCTCGTCGGTCGGCCCAACGAGTTCAACGCCCTTGGGTGCGCGCTCCCCATCGGTCGGCAGATAGACCGCGTCGGGAAATTCGGCGGCTAGTGACGTCTTGCCGATGCCGTCGACGCCGTAAAGCAGAATGACAGGCGGATTGAGGCTTGTCGTCTTTTTTAACGACTTGAGAGAGATTGCCATTGGATCTCCTATTGAAAGCTGTAGATCGCCGCAGCGATTACGAGGGCTACTATGACGCTCGGCCACCAGCTGAACGGCGATGGCCAAGGCGCGCCTTGCGGCACAAACGGGCTAGTCGGTGCTGACATCGATATGATCAGCCAACTTGCTGCCGCCCCAAACCGCCGCCGCCACAACGCCTAGTGCGATCGCGGTCAGCCCAATTGTCGGGAAGGCGATGAGGGCAACTGCCGCGGCGGCAATGCTGCCGACGATAGCGGCACGCCACAGAAAGTACGCTGTGAAGCGTGTGTGGACGATGGGTTGCGTGGGCGCATCAAGCGGCACGTAATCCAGCGGCTCGCCTGTGATTGGTCTACCCCATGGTGAATCTGACATCAGAACACCCCAAACCAAATGCCAATGCCATGAATGACGCCGACAGGCGACACGATGCATCCGAATGCCAAAAGCACCCATGCACTGGCCTTGATACAGACGATGACATGGGTGATTCAGGCTGCCAAAATGGTCACAAACGCGATGATGATCGCGATGACACTGGAGATTCCCGTAAGTATTTTCATGAGCGATAGTCTCCTCTTAACCGTGCGCTGGTGAGGCGCACGGCTTTGCTGTGGTGGCTGGTGTGGTGGCGGTTAGGCTGCGATGCGCGACACTGGCTCGTCGTGCGCAAGCCAGTGTTCAACGGCATCCTTCGTGGCTTTCAGGCCAAGGCCGGTGATGCTGCGCAGCTCTTTGATTGCCGAGATCTTCTCGCCTTTGGCAGCAAGACGCTGCCATTCGTGCCGATATGTCGGAGCCGCTTCGGCTGCGGTAGATTGCAGGACATAGACGCCGAATGTCTTGTCAAGATGTTTGCGGGCGAGACGCTTGGCCTCGGTGCCTGCGGCTTCGGCGCTGTTGTGCACGAACGGATTGACCGAGGGCTTCGGCTGGCCGTTTTCGATCAGGCAGACGATGGCTTGGTTTTTGATAAGGACTACATTGTCGTTGGCCTTTGTCGGCTCGTCGATCCATTCGGCGACGAGATCTTTCGGATGTTCGATCCGATCGACATGCCAATTTCCCTGATCATTGACTGGTGAAATCTCCTGTGGCGATCGCCACTTCCATTCAGGATCGTAGAATTCATTGGCGCCAACGGCGCGCATTGGACCGACCTTGCGTCCGTTGCGCGTCTTGTAGAACTTGCCGGCCTCGATCTTGAAAGCCGCCGGCTGCTCGACGGGTTCGACGCGTCGCGCGAAGAGACCGTGAGAAACGCCGCTGAATAATACGTCAAGGCCATCATCATCCCAAAAACCGGTTACGACGCCCTCATCACCGGCCTTGGCGAGCCCGTACTTCTCTGTCAGTCTCACACGATCCCCAACCTTAAACTTGCTCATTATGCTGCTCCTCTCGTGGTGGTGATTTTGCGGAGCAGGCGCTCCTTGGTGAAATCGATGACGTTGTCATCATCGATTGGCTGCTTTGCGCCGCCAGATCGCGCCGGTGGTTCCGCGTGGCGAATGGTGACAGCGAAAAACACTCTCACCTCGAGCGAGCCGACAAGCTGGACAGAATAGAACCGACCGAAGTCAGATTCGCCGATCACAATGCCGAAGACTTCAGGATTGAGCTTGCTTTCGACCCAATCGCCTTCTTCAAAGCAATCGCAGTTGCACTCGTACCTGGAGGTGCTCATGCCGCCACCGTATCTAGCGCGGCGATACGCTGTACCGAAACCGGTACCGTGCCCGATGTCGTCGAGCAACCGCCGTTGTGCGGCACCATGCGCACGGTCTTCCGTGGCTCGTTGTCGTTTGCCGCGCGGAATACGCGCGACGGCTTCTCATCCGCTGATGATCTCATGTAGTCTCCTCTTGTGGTGGTATCGTCGAGCCGGTGCGCTCGTCTGGCAAATCTGCCATTATGATTGATAGTAATGCAGTTTGACAATTTTGTCAAGATGGTTATATTGCGCTCAATTTCTACATGGAGAAGCTCCTTGTCTCGTTTTTCTCAAATGCTCGACGCCGAGCTAAAGCGCCGTGGCAAATCGGAGCGCGAAGTTGCGCGCGAATTCGGGTGGTCGCAACAGGCATTTAATACCTGGCTTCGTGGCGGCATTCCGCGCCAGCAGTTCTATCTGCGCCTCGGCGACTTCCTGAACATCAGCCAGGACGATTTGGTCGCGCTTCTCGACGAAGCTCGAGGCAGTGAAGGCAGCACCAAGCTTCCACAGATGGACCCTATCTATGGAAAGGTCGTTGACCGAAAAGAAGGCCGGTATAGCTTTCCTGTTGCTGGCGGCATGCGCTTTCCCATCACGCGCTACTGCATCAAGATTGATACGAAAGTTATGGAGCCGGCCCTTGTCGTTGGCTCGAAAGCGTGGGCCGATCCTGCGATCTGGCCGAAGCTCGGCGCCGAGGTCATTGTTCACGCAAGGGGCGGTGCGGCCTGGATCGGCGTTTTGCGTGCCACGGATGGCAAGACAGCTACGCTGCATCGATACGCCCTCCCAAAAGACTTAATGGTTACGGACGTGGAGTCGATCCACGTTATCGCTCTATCGGAGCGCCTACCAACGAGCACCACTTGACAAATTTGGCAAGATGGTTGTAAAACGTTGGCGTCGCTGTGGTGGCGATATGGAACTCCGGGGTCGACTGCAAAGTCTCCTCCCCCGAGATAGTACGAGCCATTTCCCCAAGTCGCTAAGCGGGTGGTGCCGGCCTTTGGGTCGACTTGGAGGTTATGGCAAACGACAAAGACGCCAGCCGCCGCATTACTGCGAGCGCCAGCGCAAAAATCACTCAACTTGTTTCGGAATTTCTCATCGATCGCCCTCCGGAAAATAATGCTTCTATAAAAAGGAAAGCCGCCCATCGGGCGGCCTATCTTCTTCTGGGAGGACCTGCACCTTTCGGCGCATAAACTCTTCTGGTGGTGGTTTCCTTATTATCTTGCCGCATGTTTCACTCCTGAAATTCTGATTGAAAAAGTGCCATGTTTAAAAATGTCGGCTTATGCCTTCTGAAAATCCGTCGCCGCTAATATCCTTTCTGCCGCAGCGCCTTCGTTATGGTTGTCTTTTTACCGCTTTACCGATTCTAAGTCAACACTAAACCGGTTTTATTTTTCCACAAATTCGGTATATCCAGCGCAGCATGGAAACTTTGAGCGAAATCATCCGGAACAAGCGGAAGGGCTTGGGCATGACCCAAGATCGCCTCGCCGAGCGCGTCGGTCAAAGCCAGAAGACAATATCCGATTGGGAGAAAGGCAAGGTCACCCAAATTCGCAATTGGGAAACGGTTGCTGATGTCTTGGAGATTCCGCGCGACACGTTCCTCTCTCTCATGACCGAGGCAGTTACGCTAAATCCGACGATGCAGCGAGTTACACCGGCCGTTCGCGAAATTCTAAATGCCCGAACACCAGTAAGGAATGACACTATCCGGGTCGGCGAATCGCCAAACATCGGCGCTCGTGATGTTCCTGTATGGGGGCAAGCTGTAGGCGGAAGTGATGGAGTTTATGAGTTCAATGGTGAAGAGCTCGGGTGGGAGATGAGGCCGCCAATTCTTGCTGGCGTCAAAAATGCCTATGCTGTCTATGTTGATGGTGAGAGCATGTTTCCTCGATACAAGCCTGGTGAGACCGTCTGGATAAATCCGAATCTACCTGCGGCAAAAGGCGCCGACGTTATTGTTCAGCTGTATCCAGATGATCCAAATGACCCGCCTCGCGGCTTTATCAAGGAATTCCTTGGCTGGACGCCGAATCATCTTCGGCTTCACCAATGGAATCCAGCCAAAGAAATAACCTTTCCTCGCTCCATGGTGAAATCAGTTCACACGATAGTTTACTCGCAGCGATAAAATACCGATTTAGAGGTTGACACTATTTCGGTATTTCTCTATACATCTCCTCACCGCCGCACCTTGGCGGGCACCACATGAGGAGACCGATTATGAGAAGAGCCATCGAAGACATCGATTCTGACGGCTATGTGCCCCAGAACGCAGCAAGCAATGTCGAGCGCATGCAGCGCCCGGATTACAAGGCAAAGAAGCATTCCCGCCCACATGGTAATATGAGGCTGCGCACCAACGAACAGTTGGGCGGCGGCCATTTTGTATTTCGCCGCGGAAATCACGGCCGCATTCATCCCAACCCGTGGCCGTTTGAGCACGCCTCTGACGAGGCAGCCATCACCGAGGCTGCGCGCCTCGCCGCAGAGACTGGCGGTACTTTCGAGGTTTACACCCGCATCTCAACCGCTCACGGCGTGGAAGACGCCACGGCCGCACAGCCGGGCGCCTGAGATGCGATATTTCATTCAAGATGCCTGCGCGGCCCTCTCTGGCGCCGCGTTCGTAGCAGCAGTCGTTATCTGGGCGTCGTACCTGACGCACTGACCACCAACACCACACTTTTTTGAGGAGACTACTATGGCCAAAAGAGCCGCGAATACCGATGCGCATGCTGGAACCGAAGCCGCCGTCACGCTGACGACCTACAAGGGCTTCGGCAAGGATTGGAAGTGCCGCGACTTCCAATATGAAATTGGCAAGACCTACGAGCATCACGGGAGTGTCGTACGCTGCGCTTCCGGCGGCTTCCATTCATGCGAGCATCCGCTCGATACCCTCACCTACTATCCGCCAGTCGGAAGCAAATATGCTGAAACTTCAGTAGGCGGGAAGATAGACCGTGAGATCAACGGCGACAGCAAGATCGCTTCCGGCAAAATCACAGTCAATTTCGAGCTATCCCTCGGCGAGATGACAAAGAGGGCTGTTGTCTACGTCGCCGATCTTATCAAGTCCAGCAAGGATGCGACGATCACGGCCGGCACTCGGGCGCACTCCTCCACGGCCGGCACTCGGGCGCACTCCTCCACGGCCGGCACTCGGGCGCACTCCTCCACGGCCGGCTACGCGGCGCACTCCTCCACGGCCGGCTACGCGGCGCACTCCTCCACGGCCGGCGAAGGGGCGCACTCCTCCACGGCCGGCGAAGGGGCGCACTCCTCCACGGCCGGCACTCGGGCGCACTCCTCCACGGCCGGCGAAGGGGCGCACTCCTCCACGGCCGGCGAAGGGGCGCACTCCTCCACGGCCGGCGAAGGGGCGCACTCCTCCACGGCC